ACAGATACCCTACCCCAATAAGTGAAAACTGTTAGCTGTTAGTTGTTAGATTTTGGGGGGGGGAGTCTTTTCTCAGTTTATCAATGGCAAATGGGAATAGGTAATGGGGCTGGTGCCCTTGCCCCCCTGAATAAGTAAAAAAAAGCCCCAAATAAGGTATGCAAGAGATTGTTGGGTTTAAAAAAAACCGTGGGTGTTATTTAGGATTAAGCATAAGTTAAATTTCACAAGTTGGGGGGTCTATTTGTGAAAAAACGTTATGTGTTTAAAAAAATGAGAAATGATATATAATAATTAATATACCGCGATCACTTTTATGGAACAATTAACATTATTTAAAGATATGGAAGAGGCAAGAAACAGAAACGGTCATATAGTTAATGAACAAGGTAGGGAATGTACAGAATGTAGGGAGTTTAAGGTTTGGGATTCTTTTAGTGTTAATAATATAACGAAACATAAGCGTAGAGCTTGTTGTAAAGAGTGTCAAAGTAAAAAGGCAAAGGAAAGGAGAAAATGCCCAAAAAGATTGACATTGTTTAATAGCGTTGAAAAAAAATATAAGTTTGGCGATATAAGAAAAGATGGGATGGTGTTTTATTCTTATTCAGTTGTTGCCAGTCCGAAAAAAAACTTTGAAAATTGGATAACAATGGAGGCTTATGAAATCTATCTGGGTAAAATAAAACAAAAGGATCAAAGAAGAAGGGGTGAGTTTGCGAAGAAGGAGAGAAAATTAAAAAGGGGTGATGTAAGAGAAGATGGGATGGTATTCTTCCAATATTCTCAAACACACGCCGCTCATAATTTTGAACTATGGTTAAACAGGGAAGATTTTGAGTTGAGGTGTTTTGATGATTGTCAGAAAAAAGCAATGAGGAGATCGTTGGAGCCACTTGGAGGCAAGAATGAAACCACCAATGAGATTAGAGGTTTGAGTGGTCATGATTTTCGTTGTTATATTGAGTCTTTGTTTGAGGGCGGAATGACATGGAACAATAGGGGTAATTGGGAAGGAAACTGGGATCCAAATAACCCAAAGTGGCACGTAGATCATACATTACCTCTTTCTTCTGTTTATAATCTTGAAGATAAAAAACACTTGTGGCATTACACGAATCTTCGTCCTATGTGGGGTAATGAGAATCTTGCTAAGAGCAACAAGCACTGCGAGAAAGAACTTGCGGCATTTTTAAAGAAGAGAAAAGCGGACAAATAGTGTAATAATTTACGCAATTATGGCTGAATGGGAAAATTATGATGCAAGTGACGGAGCTTCGCTACCTAAATTCTTTAGAAAGTGGATTTTGAAGAGGTACGGCGAAGAAACCATGGCTCTAATAGACAGAGCAGGTAAATTCCATGATTATTTGACTTACAAGTACCCTAACACGGCAAAACACAACAGAAAAAGTTTTATAAAACTTCTCAGGAGGTATAAAATTCCAAAAAAATTAGTAAAAATGATAAATTTCGGGTTGTGGCTATATGACATATCCCCTTCTTGTTTAAAAAGGCTTTTAAAACGTACGGCGAGCTAAGTATAAGTTCTTCTTATAAAAAAATAGTGTATAAAAAAGCATGACGTACGATAAAGTACCGCTTTTCATCGGTTTGCCAAATAGTGGGATAAATTCCATAGGAGATGGCAGTGGATACATGCTTCCTTGCAATGCTGTTGTCGCCGAACACTCAGTAAAGTCTAACCCTCAAAAAACATTAGGAAAAGGTTCCGCGAATAGTGTCGCCAGGGCTAAAAAGTTTGGTACTGACAATTTTATGGATTGCAGACTAGAGTTAGAGTTTTTTTTATTGGCGGAAAACGAAATGGATAATGCTTATGGTTTTTTGTTTGATGAGTGGACGGACGGATCTTTACAAAGAGGTAATGAGACTGGTAAAAACTTTTTTCCAGTTATGTTTGGGGGTAATGTTTATGAGGAGTGTTATTTGACTAACTACAGTCTCAACATTAAGCCTTTTCAGCCAGTTACATGTAAGGCTACAATGAAATCTTTTAAGCCGCCAAAAGAAACCACAATAAGTGGTTATACTGGCACTATAAACGAGTATTACAACTCAATATCAAACAGCAATAAATTTGTTTACGGTCATACATGTTCCTTAAGTGGGTTAGAAGGAGAAGTTGTTGGTGATAAGTTGGTTTTAGATCTTACTTATGACAAAAGATATGGGGCTAATGAGACATCTTGTATTTATGATAGTCAACCGAAAAGTTATTTAGTTAATGCGGTTGATGCAGAGCTTAATATTGCGGCTACTGGTTTTAAAATGTTTTTGCCATATGAAGGTTTCTCCACTACGGGAGATATTTCAGTTGGTTTATACAACTCTAACGGGAGTGGCATAGGTCAACCTTCTAAACCTGAAGGTTTTGAATTAAGGCTTACCAAAGGGTCTTTTGTCGGAGAGGAGACACTAGGTGTTCGTGGTACCGATAATATTTTAACAAGAATACAAATTAAAGACTCTATATTATAGTTTACAAGTGTATTAAGTGTTGTAAACTAATTCTAACAGCCAACGCTCAAGCTGCGAAAAGCCTAAAAAATTAAAGGTTAGTAATGATTGGTTTTTAATTGAAAATAAACAAAAAACGTCTATATATTTAATATGAACCACGTTTTTTGTACTGAATGCGGAAATAAGATAGAATATTCTTATTCCAAACCAAAATTTTGCTCTGGTTGTGGAAGCAAATTTGGAGGAGCGTCTCTTGTTGACAAGAAATCTAATAAAATTCCTAAAAATGAGGAATCTTTGGCCGAAGATGAGACTTCTATAGATGAAGTTCCAGACATCAAAAGGCTTGAAGTTGATTTAGAGCAGTATAACGACAACGTATTCACTTTTGGGTCTTTAGCTGGAGATAGTTCTCAGCAAGCGGCATCGAGAAGAAAGGGTTCTAGTAACTTAGAAGACTTTATTGATGCCAAACGAAGATAAAAAAAGATTTGAAGATTGTATAGATATAGTTGAAGAGGCCATCAAGAAACAGAGAAGCAGATGGCGTTTAAATTGCATCTCTTGGTTTGACTTCGAAGATGTCGAGCAAGTAATAAAGCTTCATATTTATAAAAAGTGGGATATGTGGGATCAAACCCGCCCACTAGCTCCTTGGGTTAATATAATTGTAACTAATCAAATAAGAAACTTAGTTAGAAACCATTACGGCAATTACATAAAGCCATGTGTAAACTGTTCTCATAATTTATCCGACAATCATTGTTCTTTTACAAATAGCGGCATTCAGGATGGAGAGTGTCCACAATACAGGAAGTGGGAGAAGACCAAGAAGCCAGCTTTTGATTTGAAGGTTGCAGTATCTACAGAAGACCATCTATATGAGATAGGATCTAACACATCAAGAGACGTTCAATTTGATGACTGTATAGCTAAGTTGAATTACTATATGGAAAAAGCCTTAACCGATATCCACTACAAAGCTTACTCTATGTTATTCTTTGAAGAAGCCTCTGAAGAAGATGTGGCTAAGTTTATGGGTTATAAAACAAACGAGAAGAAAAGAAAAGCGGGTTATAGACAAGTCAAGAATTTGAAAAAGATGTTTGCGCAGAAAGCCGCAGAAATAATAAAAGATAATGATATAATACTAGGGGATAAGTAGACATACCATATTATACTATCTCTCTTTATACACTATTAGTACACTTAAGAACGTATTTATAAGGAAAATGGACCTAACAGAAAAACAAAAAGAATTTATTCTAGAAAATGCCGAAAAGATTAATGATCTTATTGTCATGACGAGGAAATGCTTCGAAGACGAAACACTTGACGGCAGAAGTAAACAGGGACGGTTGGTTAGAAAGTTTTTAATTGAGAATGATATAAAATTCAACACATCCTTTAAGGCGAAACAAGACCCTATTGTTTTTACTGAACAGCAAAAAGAGTTTATAGTGAAACAAGCTGAAGACGGACTGTCTTCTCTTGAAATAGCCAAACTATTGTTTCCAAAGAAGCGGGTTTCTCCACTAAGCCTTGAGCAAAGAGGAGTTCTGGAGGTTATAAGAGATGTTAACCCAGACTTCTTACCTACTCAAGATAGTGGGGCGTTGAATTCATACGTTGGCCCGAAAGCTTCAAGTAGAATCATTAAAAAAATAAATGAAGCCACAGGCAATGACTTTGAAGATTCAAAGCTAAACCGACAATACCAAGTTTGCGTTGAGCGGTTAGGCGTACATTTGAATAACTCTCGCTTCTTGAAGATAATGAACAATTATTTAGACAAGAGCGACAGAGACTTATTTGAAGAAGAATTTGTAAGACTTACGTGGGACAAACCAGACTTGACTGCGGATGAAATCAATCTTTACCTTAATGTATGTAAAGAAATTATCAATCTGGAGGTTGTGAGTAAACACCTGAACAAACTAAACGATATGTTTGATGTTGCTGATGATCAAACAGAAATGTCTGTTCGTCTTGCCGAAATCATTAAAGCAAAAAGTTCTGAATACCACCAGTGCGAAGGTCGAATTGAGAACCTCACAAAGAAACTTCAGGGTGACAGGTCAACTAGGATGCAAAACAAGACTAAAGACAACGCCTCTATTCTATCTATCGTCCAACTCTTCCAAGAGAAGGAGGAGCGAGACAATATGGTAAGAATGGCAGAGATGCAAAAACTAACCGCTAAAAAAGAAGCCGAAAGACTTGAGGGAATGGCTGAATGGAAAGCAAGAGTATTAGGGATAAGCCAAGACGATGTCATTTAAATGCAAAGAATGTAATCAGGGCTTTGAAAGCCTGAGAAGTTTACATGCTCACATAAAGAAGCATAAGATGTTTCTTGGCGACTATTATGTAAAACATTACGCCAGAAAGAATAAACTTACTGGAGAACTGTTACCATTTAAGAATTACGATGAGTATTTTGGAAAAGATTTCTCTCAGCCAGGTCAACTTGCCGAGTGGTGTGAGAAAGCTGATGGTAAAGAAGTAAAAGAATATATTGGTAAATTACTTAATCAGAGAATAACAGAAAAAGATTTAAATTATGGACCAACGGAGTTGGAGATGCTTTCAGCTGGTCTGCCTTCGATTGATTTATACAAGAAATATTTTGGCAGCTACACTTACGCCTGTGAAGCTTGTGATGTTAAACCTTTATTAGACAGAAAATTGCCAAAAAGTTTTTTTGATGACTATTCCAATACAAAGATATTGATAGATACCAGAGAGCAACAACCACTATCGTTTAATAAATCAGAATCTTATAAATTAGATGTAGGAGATTATGGTGTAACTTCTGAAAATTATGATTACACATATGTAGATAGAAAATCGTTTGGAGATTTTTGTAGTACGGTTACAGTTGGATATTCTAGATTCTGCAAAGAATTAGAAAGGTGTAAAGATCTGGGTTGTTATTTGTTTGTTGTTATGGAGTTTCCTTTTGAGGAGATACAAGAATATAACTATAAAAGCTATAAAAAATATAAAATAGACTATGTTTTCCATAATGTTAGGGAGATGCAAAAACAATACGGAGACTGCTGCCAGTTTGTCTTTTCTGGGTCTAGAGAGATGAGTGAATTAATCATACCGAAGATATTGGTTATGGGGAAACAAATATGGAAAACAGATGTTAATTATTTTTGGTCTAAACATATAAAAGAAAAATGAGTTGGGAAAAAGGAATACAAGAGTCTAGAAATAGATTCCCAAATATCAATCAAGAGATTCTAGATATAGATGGTTACATAGAAGAAGACGAAGCAAAAATACTGCTTTATAAATTTCTAAGGCAAAACCCATCTTTCGCAGCGGAGTTTATTACTGGGGTAAAATTGTTCCCTTTCCAGCATATGTCCATAAAGGCCATGATGGAGACCGATTACTTTTTGGGGATATGGAGTCGTGGAATGTCCAAAAGCTTCTCTACGGCCGTTTTTGCGCTATTAGACGCTATTCTAAACCAAGGTGTTCACATTGGAATCATATCTAAGTCGTTTCGACAGTCTAAAATGATATTTACTAAGATGGAAGAGATAGCGGCCAGTCCAAAAGCCGAGTTTCTTTCTCAATGTATAACTAGAGTATCTAAAGCCAATGACCAATGGGTTATGGAGCTTGGGGCTAGCAAAATAACAGCGCTACCTTTAGGTGACGGAGAGAAGCTTCGTGGTTTTCGTTTTGAGAGGATGATTATTGACGAGCTTCTTCTTATGCCAGAAAAAGTCCTTAACGAGGTGATAATGCCTTTCCTTTCCGTTATCAAAAACCCTACGGAGAGACAGGAAACTTACGACATTGAAACAGAGATGATTAAACAGGGCAAGATGAAGGAGGAAGATAGACATAAATGGCCTAACAACAAGATCATTGGTTTGTCTTCTGCATCTTATAGGTTCGAACATCTGTATAAGATGTATTGTCAGTATGAGTCATTAATTCTTAATGAAAACGCTCAAGATAAGGCACATAGAACAATAATGCATTTTAGTTATGATTGTGCGCCCCAACAATTATATGATCAAAACCTTATTGATCAGGCTAAAGCCACCATGAGCCAGTCTCAGTTTGACAGAGAATTTATGGCTGTTTTTACAGATGATAGTTCTGGTTATTTCAAGGTAAGTAAGATGGCGGCATGTACCATTCCTGATGGAGAAGGTCAAAGCGTTGAGGTGATAGGTCAACCATCTGATGAATATATACTTGCTTTTGACCCATCTTGGTCGGAAAGCGAAGGTTCTGATGACTTTGCTATGATGCTCATAAAATTAAACAATGAGGATAAAAAAGGGACAATTGTTCATAGTTATGCATTACCAGGAGCAAACTTAAAAACGCATATAAAGTATATGGCTTATTTGATCCAAAACTTTAACATAGTATCGATTGTTGGAGACTATAACGGCGGCGTTCAGTTTCTAAACTCATGTAATGAAAGTAGCATTTTTAAAGATAAAAATTTAAGACTAAACCTTATTGATGCTGACTTAGACGACCATCAAAATTATGACAAAGGATTGAGAGATCTTAAAAGACAATACAACAAAGACAGCAAAACTTATGTTTTATTAAGGAAGCCAAGTTCAAAATGGATTCGCTACGCGAATGAACTGCTTCAAGCATCTTTTGATCACAAAAAAATATTCTTTGCTGGAGCTGCAATGGATGACGACTATAATGCTCAGAGAAAATCAAAAATACCAATTAAGGATTTAAAATTCATACCTAATTACAACGAGTCTTCTGAAGCTTCCAAAATGATAGATTTTGTTGAACATCAAAAAGATATGATGGACTTAATTAAAGTTGAATGTGCTATGGTTCAAGTTTCGACATCAACACAAGGAACACAAAGCTTTGATTTACCTTTGAACCTCAGAAAACAAAGAGGCGCTGATAAAGCGAGAAAAGACTCTTATTCTGCTCTTATACTTGGCAACTGGATGATGAATGTATACTATGATATGTTTGATGATAAGATAGAAATAAATCAAGGAACATTCACGCCGATGTTCATTGATTAAGTTTTAGTGTATAATCATATTATGAGTTTACCTGAAGAAAGTAAAGAAGAGAAAAAAAGCAAGTTTATTGCTACAATTGAATTCGCAAATGATCGCTTTGTGACAATTAAGTCAAACGAAGATTATACTCAAGAATCTGATGACGGAGATAAGACTCAGGAGAGAGACTATGACCACGAAATGACCATTTCAAAAGAAGCTATGAATGAACTTCATCAAAAAGGAGAAACATACATAACTCAAACTGATGGAGACGAAACCATGGTTATAAAAGTAAAGTATCAAAGATAAAGTTAAAGTTGTAAAAGTTAAAAGTTAACTTTAATGCTTTTTTGTGTATAATATTTTATGGCGAAGAGGCAATACAATAAGAAGTCAAATTACTGGCAAAAATTTGAAAAAACCACGCAAGCGAACATCCCCGCTTTAGAAGAAAATTTCTCCCCCGAACTTGTGGGAGAACCTTTTTACACTTCAGACGCATCAGTAAAAGTATCCAAAGCTTCTTGCGGAACTAGAACGACATCAGCAAAAGGAGCCTCAAGAGTTAACAGGGCGGCATTCAGCCAAACAATAGATAGGTATTCTAGTATAAGAAGAGGTCTTCTTCCTTACGAATATTCTGCTGACGGAGTTAATGTCAGAGATGCTATTGAATTATGCCAAAAAGCTTATGCAAATATCTCAGTTTTTAGAAATGCTGTAGATATAATGTCGGAGTTTGCAAATACTGAACTTTTTTTAGAAGGAGGAACAAAGAAAAGCAGAACGTTTTTCAAACAATGGTTTAAAAAGATAAACTTACAAAACCTTAAAGATCAATACTTCAGGGAGTACTATCGCAGTGGTAACATCTTTCTTTATAGAATAGATGGAAAGTTTAAGGCTAACGATTTCTCTGATTTGATAAAATCAATAAGTCCTAGAGCTGTAGTGGAAAACAAAATACCAGTTAGGTATGTTGTGATGAATCCATACGATATTGTAGCCTCAAGAGCCTCTTCTTTTAACGAGGGTGCTTATCAAAAAATACTTTCAGAATACGAAATGTCTAGGTTGCAAAACCCTACAACAGAAGAAGATAAAGAAATATTTAACGCTCTTCCAGCTGACGTAAAAGAACAGATAAAAAAAGGAGCTTATAATGTTGATGGTTTGAAGATAAAACTAGACCCAGATAAAGTGTCCCATTCTTTTTATAAGAAGCAGGATTATGAGCCTTTTGCTATACCTTTCGGCTATCCAGTTTTAGAAGATATCAACGCCAAGCTTGAACTGAAAAAAATGGATCAAGCCATAACAAGAACCGTAGAGAATGTTATCTTACTTATTACTATGGGGGCAGAGCCTGATAAAGGAGGGATAAGCCCTCACAATATAAACGCAATGCAAGGTTTATTTAAGAATGAAAGTGTTGGTAGGGTTCTGGTTTCTGACTACACAACCAAGGCTGACTTCATTCTTCCAGATCTAAATAAAGTTTTAGGCTCAGAAAAATACAAAGTTTTAAACGAGGACATCAAACAAGGACTTCAAAACGTAGTTGTTGGAGAGGAAAAATATGGAGCGACTCAAGTTAAAGCTCAAATATTCATTGATAGACTAAAAGAAGCTAGAAACGCATTCTTGTCAGACTTTTTAGACAAAGAAATGAAAAGAGTAGCTAAAAGTCTGGGATTTAGGTCTTATCCAACAGCGATGTTTAAAGATATTGATATGAGAGACGAGACTCAACTTATGCGTGTGTCTACAAGACTTATGGAATTAGGTATTATTACACCTCAACAAGGAATGGAAATGTTCCATACTGGCAAGTTTCCAAAAGTAGAAGAAATCTCACCTTCACAGAAAAAGTTTATAGAGGAAAGGGAAGAAGGTTATTACAACCCTATTGTCGGAGGAGTTCCAATGTTCAAAGAGGAAATGGAAGAAGATGATAATCCAAGTAATCAAACAGGACCGAAAGGGCAACCAGGAAGACCAGAGGGTACATCTGGAATACCTCAAGAAAACTCAGAAGCTAAATATTCCAGAACAAATATCCAAGAAACTATATCTAATCTAGAGACTATCAGAGCTTCCATAAAACAAGAAATGAAAGATAAGCTAAACATAAAAAGATTTACAAAAAGTAAAGAAGGAATTCTTGATAGCTTATGTGAAGGTATCGTTTGCTCTACCAATATGGAAAATTGGACACAAAAAGCTCTTTCTTGTGTATCTAACCTAGAAGAAATACAAGATCTAGATGTATTGCCAGAAATTTTAGAAATAGCGGCAGAACATGAGCTAGATAATTACTCAGCAGCAATTTTATATCATAGTAATGAGATTAAGTAAGAAGAAAAATAAGGCTGGAGTTCCAGATTACAAATACACAACGACATTTGAGGCGGACGTTTTACCGTGTGAAATAAGTGAGTCTTCATTTATATCAAAAGCTTCATTAAGTAATCTTGAATCTCTAATTCCTGAAGGAATAGATTTTGAAGACAACATAGACTTAATGGGGGTGGCTTTTAATGCTGCAGTTGTTAATAGGTTTAATAAAAACGGAGACGGAATCGATTCAGAAACAGCAGTAGCTTACACAAAAAACTTCTTACATAAACCTACAAATATCGAACACGATAAAGACAGAATTGTAGGTCACATTGTTAATGCAGGTTGGAGTGATTACGGGACAAGTTCAATACTTTCAGAATCAGACGTTAAAAATTATAAAAAACCATTTAACATTGCGTTGGGAGCTTTGGTTTATAAGTCGGCTAATTCTACCTTTGCAGAAGCTCTTGAAAGGTCTTGTTCTCCAGGGCCTTATAATCAATCAATATCAACAAGCTGGGAAGTTGGATTTTCAGAATTTGTTTTAGCCGTTGGCAGTGAATACCTGGAAGAGTCAACCATCATTGATGGTGGAGACGAAATGCAGGAAATGCTAGGCTGTTTAAAATCATATGGGGGCTCTGGATATACCGAAGATGGAAGGCCAGTAAATAGGCTTATCAAAGGTAAAATTTACCCTCTTGGAATTGGATATACATCTAACCCAGCTGCCGATGTAAAGGGAGTTCATATGAAAAAACAGGGAGAAAACCCTGTAACAATAAACGACAAAAGAGATAAAAATATTTCACAAAGTGAAAAAACTAATGTAAACCTTAAAAAGATTAAAAATTCTATGGAAACTGAAAAAGTTATCGACGAACTGAAGGATCTTCTTACCGAAAAGAAGTTCTCGCATGAAGCAATCGCCTCTATGACCAGCACCTTTACAGATGCTATCAAAGAAAAAGACGAGGAATTTCGTGCAGAACTTGCCAAGGCTCAAGAAGAAAAAGAGGCTGTAGCCAAAGAACAAGCAGAACTCAAGTCTTCAGTCGAAGAGTTGAAATCTAAGTTCGATGAAGCCCAGATGAAAATTGCTGACTACGAATCTGCCCAAAAAGCAGAGGAGGCAATTGCACGTTTTAACGAGCGTATGGACGTTCTTGATCAAAAGTTTGATCTTGAAGACGAAGATAAGGAGTTTTTGGCTAAGGAGCTGAAGTCTATCGACGAAGCTGAAGAAGCGTTTGCTTCTTTCGAAGATAAACTCACAGTACTCTGGAAGCACAAGAGCAAAGAAGCTAAAGCTGAATTTGAAAAGCAAATCGAAGCTCGCATTATGGAAGAAGTCCAAAAAAGACTTTCTACTGACAGCGAAGTTGAAGAAGTTGTTGCTAGCAAAACAGAAGAAGAAATTCTTGATTCTGCTGAAGCTACAGAAGCTTGCATTGCAAACTCCAACGAAACACTTTCCCGCGAAGAGCAGTCTCTTAAAGACCGCTTTTCAGCTGCATTTGATCGCAGCAACATTGAAATCTCTTAAACAATCTAAACTAAAATAATAATTATGTCACTCAGAATTCTACCATTCAGACAATACGACGAAAATGATGTTATCAATCTTTTCGCACTAGACGGTGCTTATGCTAACGAGGCTACTACAGACTCAGGCAACGGCGATGCAGGTGTTTTTGTTAAAGTTTCCGCTGGAAACTTCGATAAAGACCCCGTAGCTTACTCAGATAACGCTTACCTTGGTAAGACCGATTATCCTTTCGTTAAAGCTCAGTACCCAAGCGTTCAGCTTGAGTGTGCTCCAGCAACAAGCGGAGACGCTATGCTTGGACTTACTCTTCGCCAAACAGCTAAGACTGACGAAAACGGAGAGAAGCTTCTTTACAACCCAATCAAAGCTGAAGAGCTTTTCTGTGTACTACCTGGACAAGCTGTTCCTGTAGCTACTCGCGGAGTCTTTACCTTGACTTCTCTTGGTTATGACGGAGCACTTGCAGTCGGTGGCGGTGTAGCACTTGGAGCTTCTGGAAAGCTTGCTCCTTGCGGCCCTACAGCAGCTGAAAAAGTTGGCACTGTAATCGGAACTGGAAGCCGCTCAAGCGGAACTATCACTGACGCTTTCGCTGGTGATTATGCAGTTATCGCACTTGGTCTGTAATCTTAACAAACAACTAGAAAATATATAAATATGAAAATTTCTCTTAAAAGAACTCCAGAACAAATCGAGCTTATTAAAGCTATGGCCTCTAAGAACCGCTCGGTTGCTTATGAAGCTCAAGTCGCACTTGCTGAATTCATCGGTCCAGTTATCGCTGAAGTAATCAACAATGCTCCTGTACTTAGTAACCTGTTTACTTCGCTACAGTTCAACTCCGAAGACAACCCATCTATTCCTCTTGATCTTTACTATGACGTAACTGACGAGGACTACGTGCAGATCTACAGCAACACTGTTGCTGGTGGTCTTCCACAGAACCAAGTTGTTCCTACGGTATCCGAGCTTAAAGTAGCTACTTATAGCCTTGATACCGCTGTTAGCTTTGACCGTCGTTATGCAGCTAAGAGCCGCATGGACGTAATCAGCAAGACATTCACTCGCATGGCTCAAGAAATTCTTCTCAAGCAAGAGAAGACTTCAGCTAACCTTATCATGGGTGCTGTTGCAGGTGCTGAAACCAACGGCAAGGATCACGTTTTCCGCGCTGCTGTTGACGGCTCTTTCCTTCTTGACGACTTCAATGAGCTTTTGACTCGCGCCAAGCGTATCAATACTTCATGGGCCAAAGGAACTCCTGAAGGTGGTCGTCGTGGAATTACCGACATCATGGTTTCTCCAGAAGCAGTTAAATCTCTTCGCGCCATGTCTTACAACGCAGTAAACACCAAGTCTAACGACTCAAACGGTGCTGATATTGCTGCTCCAGAGGCACTCAGAGAGTCTGTTTACCAATCTGGTGGTGGTCTTCCTGACTTCTACGGTATTTCCATTATGGAAGTCAACGAGCTTGGTATTGGACAAAAGTTCAACACAATCTTTGAGGCCGTCGCTGGTGCAAAATCTTACACCAAAGCAGATGGTACCAGTGGTGCTGTATTTGGAGCAGGTGACGAAATCCTTCTTGGACTTGATCGTGGACGCGACGCGCTCGTTAAAGCTATCGCAGTTGACGAAGAAAACGGTTCTGAGTTCCAGCTTACCGCTGATGACCAGTACAGTATTCGTCAGAATAAGATCGGTTGGTACGGTGGTATCGAAGAGGGCCGTATGGTTCTCGATAACCGCGCTCTTGCAGGTGTTATCTGTAAAGGTCTGTAAAGATCTTAGTTAATACAATCAATAAAAAACTAATTTTTAAAGGCCGCTCTTAACTGAGTGGCCTTTTTTTGTGTAAATATCGTATAACTAACTTATAATAGAATATGGCAAAGAAAAAAACATCAAAAAAGAAAAACACGGACGTTTCTTACGGCGTTAGCAAAACCGAAGAGGTCACCGCAAAAAAACTAGATGAAGCCCGAGAAGAAGCTTTTGAGAAAGTAGAAGAAGAAAAACCCCAAAAGAAGGTTTCGTTGATTGATCAAATTGAGGAAATGAAAGCTAGCGGCCAAGTTAACACGCCTGAATTCAGAGAGAAAATGGCTAAGTTGGAGGTTGTTTTAGGTATCGATGAGATTAGTCCATTTGGAACTAATGAACCTGACGTATTTGAGGAAAAACTTAACTCTATGACTTATGCAGACATGAGAGATATGGCTTATAAGGTTGGACTAAACCCATTCCTTCCTCATCAAAGAATGAAGTCAGCTTTAAAAAAACATTTCCTAGATACAAATAAAAATAATATGAGGAATGTAATGCCAACTTCAAAACAGTCCATCATCCTTGATCCAAAAGATCCAAAAAACGCAGAAGCGCTTAGAATACTTGGAGATATTTAAATGGAAACACCTTTACAAAAAGCAGCTGCAGAAATAATGGAGTGTGAGTTTGATAACGACGATTCATTAAACTCACTTCAATCTATTGAATGTTGGCTAGAAAGTAACGTAGGAGCACTAAATGCTCTTATAGACACATCATTCGGTGAATACCCTCCAGATGGAGACTGTGAGGCGTGGGCTATATACAAACGAATGTACATGCACAATTACTACTCCAAGAAGGCTAGGAGTGCCCTACGTGGCGTTATGGACAATTGTAGCGATGGCTCTGGTGAGATCATTTCTCTAAAAGACGGAGAAAGTAGAGTCGCGTTTGCAAACAGAAACGAAACCGCAAAGGTTATTCGTGGTTTGGCTAACGACGCAAAGAGTGAAATAACAGATCTTGTGACTAGATATAATATGTATCAATCCGAACCTAGACAGGTTGGAGGGATTGAGGCAGAGGTTTTGTAGTGTTACCCTTGTTATTATTGTCAACTAAAAAACCCCGCCTTGCAGCGGGGTTTTTTATTATATATGAACAAGTTTAATTAACAACTAAGCCGTGAAAGGGTTTCTTGTTTTGGCGGCAGCATCGCAAACGATACCCTGAGAAGTGTCATTAACTCCACCAAGCTGAACTCCGAATGTAAGGTCTACAGTCTTATTTGATCCAATGCTCGATGAGAAACTCTCAGAATCTAAAGTAGCTCCTTTAAGAGTCCACTTGATTGCTGATGGGCCTTCACAGGTATTAACCTGAAGTTCTACTTCTTTGCCTCCAGCTTGAGCACAACCAGCAATAACCTTTGCGAGGTTTCCTGCTTGAAGTGTGTTAAGAACTGCATTTACAGAAAGCGTAGCGTTAACTGGGAAGTCTACAACCCTAGCAAACGGAAACTTTGAACCGACCTTTTCAATTGGAGTTCTTGAAAGAGGCACTGAAAGAGATGCACTTTGAACGTGGAATGCTCCTGCGCCACTTAACGTGGTAAGAGTACCAGATTCTGCGGCACCCTCATCAAATCCAGGGAAAGACAGTGTGATGTCTCCAGGTCTTAATGCTGTTGGGCCGTTATCTCCAGTGTTTCTTGGTGTTCTGATCGAAGGGGAGCCAGGAATAATATCTCCTAGAGCTGGATCGATAGAAGGAAGAGATCCTGTAATCCTGTTGTTTGAAGGTGCTGTTCCCGTAACCAAACCATTTTCAGAGTTGATGTTGGAAGCTTCAAAACTAACCGTTACGGTTGGTATCGCTCCTACAGAAAGATCAACAGTGTAATCACTTAGGAAAGCGTTTCCAATTCCGACAAGACTGTAAGGGTCTCCATTAAGGAAATCAACTGCGTCAATACCTTCGTTAGAAGTAACCATGTAGAAGTTGTTTCCACTTGATGTTTCAACGTGTCCAGATGCAAACTGTGAATTTCCATCAATAGCGAATCCCATTGCTTTTTCATTGTAGCCGTCACCTAGGTAATATGAATAATCAAAGTTTACTGTTGGTGGCTCAAGAACGAGAGAATCAATTCTTGCTAGGTTTCCGTACTGGTTTACATCCTGTCTGTTGATGGTGAAGCCATAGTTAGCGCTTTGAACACGGATAAGTTCGCAGTGCTGGCCTGTTACTACTGAATCCAGCTCTTTACTGATAAAAAGGGATTCTGATTGATAAATTACTCTATTTCTTGAAGTTGCCATTTGTTTTTTTTATTAAATGTTTATAAATTTTTAGTTATACTATTAATATTCCCAGGGAAGGGGTGTATTGTTGCTGCCGCTGAAGAACACTCCTTTTTCAAGATCTCTAATTCCTCCAATTTGAGTTGAGAAAGTTAAGTCGACACTCTTGTTTGATCCGATGCTTGATGAGAAGCTTTCAGAATCAAGAGTACATCCTTTAAGAGTTATTTTTAGTCCGTCTGTTGTGCCTCCGCACTCTTTGAGACTAACACTAACCTCTTTAAGTCCTTGTCCACCGCAACCAGAAATTAGATCTGCAAGGTTTTGGGAAACTTGAGTGTTAACGAAAGCGTTAACTGTTAAAGATGCGTTAACTGGGAAGTCTACAACCCGTGCAAACGGGAATTTAGAACCAAGTCTTTCAATTGGTGTTCTGGAAAGAGGCAATGAAAGAGAAGCGCTTTGAACGTGAATTCCACTAGTTCCTCCAATGGTACTTAAGGCAATGCCATTAAACGATGTAAGATCAAGTCCGATATCTCCTGGGCGAAGAGCTGAAAGTTTGTCTTCTGCGTCTGAAGTATAAACTCCGTTATCTCCAGACCAAGAGTTTCCAGTTGCATAAGGAATCTTAATATTTTCGAAAGCTGCGTTTGTATCGCTAAGAGGAACTCCTTGGACAGGCTCGACAGCAGGACTAGAAATACCACTATAACCGAATGTCCCCAAAGCGTCATTACCAGTAACAGTAGTGTCAGAGATGATGTTTGAAGCTTCGAAGGCAACAGTAGCAGTAGGAAGAGATCCAACTGCAAGATCGAGGGTGTAGTCTGTAAGGAAGGCGTTTCCGATTCCTACGATTTGGTGTTCTGTAGAACCGCTAGCCCTATCGAGGTTTGCATCGAATCCATCTTCGACAGTTAAAACGTAAAAGTTTTGACCGCTTCCTCCAGCAAGTGCTCCAGAAGAAAACTGAGCTTCTGCTGGGTTAGTTGTGTTTGTAACAGAAAAGCCTAGGGCTCTTTCGTTATAACCGTTTGTGGGATAATAACTAATATCAAAGTTAACAGTAGGTGGCTCAAGAATCAAAGAATCGATTCTTGCCAAGTTTCCATACTGGTTTACGTCTTGACGGTTAATTGTGAACCCGTAGTTCGCGCTTTGTACGCGGAAAAGCTGCGTGTGATCTTTTTTCGAGATGGAATTATATTCCTTACTTCCAAAAAGCGCTTCCGATTGATAAATTACTCTATTTCGTGATTGTGCCATAGCATTATGATTTAAAATGTTTACAGTTGTTTTCTTGTATTGTGAAATTATTGATGCCTAAATCTATGCTGTTGAAGCTCGAAATCTATAAAACCGACAAAAATATCGTTTGATAATGATTTTCTAGCTCTATCTGTAAGCTTTGATGTAGTAACACCATTAACATACATACCATTACACTTGTTATGTTCTTTTGACAGATTTTTATAGTTGTAAATGCCTGATTTTAAATCATTAAACTCATTAAATGGATGGTCTTCCATAGGAATTATAGCTATGTTCTCATTATGAGAGTCTGCAAAGATAGAAAGTACACCATCTAGCATATAACTATCTTCAGACATAACAGTTGCTATTATTTTTGTTGTTGTTTCTTCCATACCTCCAAATGCAAAACCTTTATTTTGTGCAAAAGTAGTGTTGAAAAATACAGCTGGAACAACTTGATCGTATGGTGCTATAGGCTTCTGTTCTCTAGGTATAATCCTTGAATTTATCTCATAGTCGTTTTCTATAATAAGATCCTCTTCTGTTTCGTTGGTAAAATATAGATTGAAATCTTTTACTGAAAAATCACATGTTACATTTAGGTTTTCATTAGAACCCTTCATTAATGCTCTTCCGTTATCAAAATCGATAGCAACCCCTTCTCTTCCAGTAATAGAGGGGTTGAATTGCCCAGATGGAGTATTTCCTACAGTCACATAATCAGGAATTATTGCTCCAGTTATTGAAGAGTCTATTACCCATTGTTTATATGGGCTTCCATAAGCTTCATAAGCAGGATCTAATCTATCATCGGTGTAATGATCGAGAGCTATACCTGTGTAGTTTGTATAAGCTTTACCTTTATCCAAGAGGTAATTGTCAAACCAAAGCATAAAAGAGTTGGTTACTTTATGGTGATACTGTTCTATCATAATATTTTCTTAAATCTTTTTTTATATTTTTTTATTAAGGAAGATATATAAAGTGTGTTTTTAAAACCTCCGCTTCTTACTTTTTTGCTTGTTTGTATCGCTGCTCCAGATCTACTCTTTGTAGTTTTTTTGTTTAAAAGATAACCTAGCCCAGAAATACCAGTTTCTACCCCTTTAGCCCAACTTCTGCCTGTAGCCCAGGGCATTGGTGTAACTGCGAATATATCTTCAGCAGAAGGAATAGTTATCTTATAACCATCTTTTGTTTCTTTGTATGTTGCTGATCTTAGTATTTGCACTATTGGCTCTATAGGTTTATCCCCAGAGGAGAACCCAATAAAAGAAAAAAGATTCGCTTCTCCCCCAAGAGTTCCGCTTGTGTTGCTAGATGTTGGCCCAGATAGTATTTCAGCTGTAACAGGATTAGACAGAAATTCTTCTATCATCTGTTCTTTTATTTCATTGAATTTTTTATCAAAGGGTTTCTTAACCTCTTTTTTATTAGCTTTAAGAGATCTTTTAGCTATATCTTTTTGAATTGACTTTGGAATTTTGACCATTATTCTTCGGATTCTTCTAAAGGAGTTAAGTAAAAAGTATAAAAAAGGTTACCAGTTAAACCAAACGGCATTCCATCTGTATGGATGCTAAACTTTCTTCCGTCTAGCTCGACTCTTCTTGCTTCTTGAAGAAAATCGAAACCTTCTTTTTTTACAAAAATCTTGACTGAGCCTTTAATCATGTCGACTTTTATTTGGCTTTTTTGACTTTCGTAACTAAATTTTTCTTCTTCTAGTTTTACATAATAAATCCTAGCGTCAAAAGATTTAGATAGCTTTTCGTATTTAACGCTATCTCTTTTTCCCCTATTGTCCCTACCATAAACAGCGTTATACTTAGGGTCGTGGGCTATTAAAACCCTTGTTCCATTCTTATAAACCGTTATTTGTTGCGCGAATGTTTCGTGCAATTTGTTATACAGACTTTCGATTTCTGTTATTTGAGATGAAGATAAAAACCCTGCCATATTGAAAATTACACTTTTTTTGTTATAATAATACAGGACAAAGGTATGAATGCTAAAAAAATTCTCAACAATACATCATATAAGGAGATTTCTGGCCTCTTCAAAGTTATGTTAATGCTTGTGGAAGACATGAAAAATGATCATGACTTTCATTATCAAAAACTTTACGATGAGGTGCCAAAAAAATATCACCCAATAATTAAAACCGCCGATCACTTTACCCCAGATAAATTATCATGGATAAGGAAAAGAATATTGGATTTCGGCAATGAATCAGCAAGAAATATGGAAAAAGAAATTGAAAATTACCAAGTTTCGTTTAAATTTAAATAAGGCATATGGAAAATAAAAAATTATATCAATTCACCCTCGATAAAGAGGTTGAAAAAGTAGTGGAGTCAACCAAGAAAAACAAAAAGACTGGCGAAGAAACTACCACGAAAAAAACAGTAAAGGAAAAGGAGCCTATTGAGATACAGATCAGAAGACCAACTAGACGAGAGCTTGAAGAAGCTGAACTTGTCTATTCGGTTGAGATGAGCAAGTGTATCAAGAAGGGTATCCTTACAAAAGCTATGCTTGCTAAAAAGTATAGCGACAGCGGTGGTTTGTTTAGCGAGGACGACGCATCAGATTACGCGAAGTATTACAAAGAAGCTTTAGATCTTCAAAACGAATACATCAGACTGGATACCGTAAAGAAGAAAACAAAAGCTCAAAAAGAAAGATTTGAGGAAATCAAAGGAGAGATGGCTTTAAACAGGAAAGAAATCGTTGATTTCGAATCCAACTTTCAATCTCTTTTCGATCATACAGCAGATGTAAAAGCTCAAAATAAAGTTTTGCTTTGGTATTGTTTGAATTTGACTTACATTTACGATAAAGACAGCGACAAGTTTGAAGAATATTTTAAAGGTGAGGAGTTTGAAGATAAAATTTCTTACTATTATGATCTTGAAGAATCTGAGGATCAGTTTTATCTTGATTTAATTAAACAAGCTTCAACAGTTATAGCTTTTTGGTTCTTTAACCAAGCTTCGTCACAAGAAGAATTCGAAGAAATCGTCAAAAAGTCTGAGGCTGGCGAACTGTGAATGAAGAATTTTTCATCTCTCTTGTAGGGGAAGTGTTTGATGGTTATACCGAATCCAATTTTAAAGGATCAACCGTATACCTCAAACACTTCTCTGTGAAAGATCAGAGATATCTAAACGTTTTCTATGAAAAATATAAAGAAAACGCTATTTCCAAGGGGTTGCCTAAGGAAGATGAAATATTAAAAGACTTAAAAAAAGATGATCTTTGGAGCGATGAAGACGATCTTAACATTCAGAATCTCGAAACTGAGATAGAAAATTTAAAATCAACAAAAAAAGGAACTTTCCTTAAGTCTGGTCAAACTAAAATACAAGAGACCATAGACGAAAAAAGCGAAAGCTATTACAACTTACTTACCAAAAGAAAAGAGTTGGTTGGAAAAACGGCCGAGGATTATGCTACCTCAATGTCTGCCGTAGAAATGATTAGGTATTTTGTTTTTAAAGACAAAGAATTGACGGCACACGCATTCTCAGAAGATGAGTTTGACTCTATGAGTGATATCGATTTACTTGTTCTGAGAAAAATGCAAAACGAAATAAATGAAAGGCTTAGTGAAGAGAATATTCAAAAAGCTGCATTAAGGCCATTCTTCTCTATGTACTTATCTTATTGTGAAAATCCAAGCGACTTTTATGGTAAACCTTTAATTTATCTTTCTGTTTTTCAAATAAAATTGATTTTATTTGGTAGGATATTCCAAAGCATATTCCAGTATACAGAAGATATACCTGATAACATAAGAGATGATCCAGAGAAGTTGCTTGCTTACTCCGAGTCCAAAAGTAATGCCGCCAAAGGGAAAAAGGGCAAACCTTTCATAAATGAAAATGCTGCTGGTTCCACTGTATTTGGAGGAACAAAAGAAGACGTAGAAGATCTGAGCGATGTGAATACAGTTTCTTTATCTGACGAAATAAAGAAGGCTGGAGGCAAACTTGATATGGAACAAATGATGAAATTGGCTGGTCAATAATATCTATTTTCGTGTAATACCTTTAAAGGACAAAAGGTTATGCCAGAATCGATTAATGTATCAGTAAAAGCGTCTTTACAGAACGCAACTCAACTCGAAAGACAGTTTAGCGATGTCGCTAAAAAAGCAGGGAGAAACTTCAAAGTTGATCTAGGTTCTAGTGCAAAAGATATAAATGCACTATCTCAACCTCTTGGAAGAATTACTGGTCAAGCAGATGAGTTTACTAAATCGATTGAAGCTTCAAATGCTCGAGTTCTTGCCTTTGGTGCTTCTGTTGGTATAATCAATGGATTGGTTCAGTCTTTTAAAGGTCTAGTTAATGTTACTATTGAAGTAGAGGCTAACCTAGCCAAAATAAACTCGATCCTAAATACTAACGCAGAAGGATTAGATAGCCTTAAAGGATCTATATTCCAAATAGCTAAGGAAACTGGGCAATCTTTTGATGTAGTATCTAATGCTGCTTTAGAACTTTCAAGACAGGGTTTAGGAACTGAAGATGTAGTAAAGAGGCTTAACGATTCTTTAATACTATCTAGACTTTCTGGTCTTAGTGCTGCTGATGCCGTTTCTGGATTAACAGCTGCCGTTAACAGTTTTTCTAAGGCTGGTCTGAGTACGGGTGATGTTTTAAATAAAATAAGTAACGCCGCGAACAAATTTGCCGTTTCAGAGAGAGATCTTATTGAAGGATTTAAACGTTCAGCTTCTGTAGCTGAACAGGCTGGAGTTAGCATCGATGAGCTTGGAGGTATTATTACTGCTGTCCAGCAAAGAACTGCCCGTGGTGGAGCTGTCATCGGAAACTCATTTAAAACTATATTTACTCGTATTGGACGAGCAGATAACTTAGAATTGTTAAGAAGTGTTGGTGTTGAAGTTACTGATTTACAAGGAAAGATAAAACCAGCGACACAGCTAATTGCTGGTCTTGCTAAACAATTAGATGGTTTAAGTGATGTAGAAGTAAGATCGATTACTGAGAAAATTGGTGGAGGTTTCCAGATAGCACCTTTGCTTGCTGCTCTAGCTGATTATAATAGTCAGTCTTCAGTTGCTGTTGCAGCTACAGAATCATTCGCTAATGCTTCAGACGAAGCATATAAAAAGAATATAATTTTAAACCAAACATTAGCCGCTGGAATAAATCTTACAAAAGTTAATATAGAAGAGTTAGCCAGTCAATTTGGAGAGCTTGGTATAATAGACCCATTTAAAGAGTTACTTTCTGGGTTAAATGGTTTTATAGATGCACTAAGAGGATTAGGCGAAAGAATATCAGGTAGTGATCTTGCATCTTCATTGTTTAAAGGGTTTGCTGATTCGGCTATAAAAATTGGCCTTGCGGCAGTTGTTGCTGTTATTTTTGTCTTAAGCAAAAAATTAGCTTCATTTGGAATAGACTCTTTTAAAACATTTCTTGGTCTTAATAAATTTGCCAAAGAATTAGAAAACACTCAAAAAAATATAGTATCTACGTTACTTCAAGATAAAGATATTAGAAATGCTATACTTAAAATAGAGAATTCTTCTTTAACTTCTGAAGAGAAAAGACTTAAACAAGCGGAACTTATTACTCTAGCTGTTAAAGAGCAGCTTGCTAGTCTTGAGAAGGTAAATAAAATATCAACTAATATATCTAAGACCGTCTTAGGCAATACCAAATCCTTTAGAAATGCTCAAACAAAAACAGTATCTACTGGCGCTACTGGTGCTGGTGGTTATGTAGCCAACGCTGCAGATGGATTCCTTCCAATAAATAAAGAGAAGTCAGATATATCAAAGGGAGTAGGAAAAGCTCCTAATTCCGCAAAGACGGTAATAATAGACGATTTTAAATTTGGAGCAGGTAAAACTGGAACAATGGTCGCTAACGATAGCGAGTATATTGTTCGTGATTATGCTGGAGGAGGAGACGCAATATTCAACCGCGATATGGTTGAAAAATTTGGTGTTCCAGAAGGCGCAAAACAATTAAATGCAGCTAGAGGTTATATACCCAACTATGCTGGTGGATTCGGCGTTGCTCAAGCAATAGCGAAAACAGGAGCAACAAACTTAGAAGAGTTTGAAAAGAGCACGTTTGTAAAAAAGATTCCAGGTCGACGAGCTTATGAATTTAACGACGGCACAAACACAAAAGAATTTAACACCTCTCAGTTATTTAACCAAACTACAGGCAAATTCAAAGTCGCAAGAAATGCTAATGCTGCCAGCAAAAGCGGAAAGGCTGAATTTGATAGTGCAAAAACATATTCTATAGACACCAAAAAACTCGGTGGAATTGCTTTAATATCACCAAGATTCGAAGGACCTAGAAATGTTGCTGATTTTGATACCCCTCCTATAAAACTTGCAGACATAAGTCAGTTTAAGGACGACAAGACACTGAGCGAAGAGCAGTTGAAGAAAAAAATAAACCTAACAAATCTTTATGCTACAAATACTCCTGGAGGTCAAGATATCGAAGGTTTAACTAAAGGAATAAACTCATTCTTTGCTGAAGGTATAGTTAATTTAGCTGGCGATTTATATGGGGGATTTTTTGATCCAGCAAGCGGCGGCCAGTTTAGCCAAGCATTACAGAAAGAATTAAAAGGAAAACAAATACTTCCATCCGCAACAGAAGGAAATCTTTTTGAAGCTGCAAGTAAGGTGGCTTTGAATAGCTTCTCTGATATTTCTAAAGTTTTTGACCAATCAGAACAAGGCAGACCGTTTGACTTTCAAAATTCAGAGGCAATACAGGATATCTTTGGAATCAAAGCCCTAAAAGGAGAAAGCAAGAGGGGTGGGGAAACAAACTTCAAAGGAAGCAAGCAAGTAAGAGATGTTGCTAAAAAAGTATTTAATGATGAAGATACAAAAACTAAAGCCTTATCTTTTGTTAGGAAAAATATATTAAATCCTGATCAAAAAAAGACTAAGAAAAGTTCTGCTGGAGGATATATCCCCAATTTTGCAAACAGAAAAAGTCCTATTGATGAAGCTATCGAAAGAGAGCAGCAAGCAGGAGTTCCTGTTAACCAGATAAGAATAAATCAAAACGGCAAATTAAGAAACAGCAAAAACCCAAATGGCCTTGCTGTAACCAATACCAGAGATGAACCTACTGGGAGAATACCAAGAAACGCATCTTTAGGTTACATACCAAATTTTGCAGCTAAAACTGGAACCAGAAATCCATTAGAATTAATTCAAGCTCAATCAACACTGGAATCAAGAGGTCAAGGTGGGGGTATTGAAGCTCAAGGAATACAAAAAGAACTTGATTCCTTAAAAGGAACACTGGGAGATTTCAATAAGTCTTTAGATGTTATAGTAAAAGATACTAAAGATAAAGTAATAACCCAAAAAGAAGCTAACGAAAAAATAGATGAGTTAGTAAAAAATCTTAATGGAAGCAGTCCAGAAATAAAAAACCTTAGTAAAGCTGGAGGGAAAGCCAATAAAGAATCTTTAAAAACAGCAGCAAAAGAACGTTTAGTTCAAAGAGGCGGTGAAGGTGCAGCAGAAAAAACTCAAGAAAAAAGCTTACAATCGTTTTTAGTTCTTGGCAGTGCAGCATTCACAACAGCGAGCACACTTCAAGCTTTCGCCGAAACTGCTGAAGGCGCTGGTAAACAACTCGCTGAAGCTGGAGCTGGTGCGGCAAGAACTGTTCTTCTCATTCAAGGAATACAGTCTCTAGGGTTAGATCAAAAATCTCTAGGTAAAGAAAAGGGAGAATCAAGCACAGATTTTATCAAAAGGTTTGGAAATGAACAGGGAAAAAGCTTTGGGAAAACCGTAGAACTATTTGGAAGAAAAGGCGCTGCAGCTTCATTAAGAAGAGGATCGGGTGCAGATGCTTTTACAAAAACATCTTCAAAAGGAATTGCAAAAGTTTTTTCCTTAATTGGTAAAGCTGGACCTTTTGTAGGAAAAACAGTAGGTTTGTTTTCTAGACTTGTTCCTCTTATAGGGCCTCTTGTAGTTGGCTTTCAAGCGGTCAACTCGGCGCTTAAATTATTTGGTTTTGATTTAGGAGGATTTTTTACTAAATTAGGCACAAAACTTCTAGAAAAACTTGGGGTCATTGATAGCCCAGCTGAAAAAGCCGCTAAAAGCTTAGAAAAGTTTGGCGACAGTTTAGACCAAAATCTACTTAAAGGCCAAGGTGGCCAAAACACTTTTGCCCAAACTGGTACTCAAATTTTAACTCAAGTAAGCAGAAGAGAAGCTGAGTTAAAAGACCCGAAACTAAAAAACATAGAAGACCCTGAAAAGCTTAGAGCAGAGCTATTTAGAAAAGCGCAAAGAGGTTCTGGAGCTCTAGATATATCTGGCATAAATACATCAAACTTAGATATAGATGATGGTGCTATAAAAAGTCTTGTAGAGACAAGCCAAGAAAACTTTACAAGAGGTATTCTCAACTTAGTTGATGATGTTAAACTTACTTCAGCAGATTTAACAGATGCATCTCAAGTAAAAGAACTTGTCGATTTAGTAAAAGGTGGCGTTGCTTCAGAAGAAATAAAGAAGCTAGAAGCTGCTAGCGCTGACCTACTTAAAGCCCAGCTTACTGGTGACGACAAGAAGATAAAAGAGCTTGTTAAACAGCAAAGAGATTTAAGCAAGCAAGTTTTTGATATAGTCAAAGCAGAAAAAGAAGAACTAGAAGATATTGTAAAGCTTAGAGCCGAAATACTCAATATCCAGATCAAAGGTGCTTTGGCTGAAAGCAAAATAATATCTAGCGTAAAAACAAGAAAAGAAGCTGAACTAGAGTTACAAAAAATATCTTTAAACACATCTAAAAACAAACAGCTAGAACTTGATTTGCAATTAAGGTCTATAAAAGCTCAAAGAGAAGGCGCTCAAGAAATAAACGCTTTAATTTCAAAAACTATACTTGATAATAAAAAAGTAAAAGAGTTATTAGAGGGTGATCAAGATAAGAAGATAGGTCAGGATAGGTTTCTTGTTATTAAGGCTACTATAGACGAAATTGCCAAACTAGATCTTTCGGAGACTGGATTTTCTGATGATTTTGCTAAACCTTTAGAAGCCGCTCTACTTGCATTTACTGGACAAGAAACATTATCAAAAGAAATTGTTGATAATTTAAAAGCTCAAATAGAGCAGCAACAAAAAACATTGCAAATTCAAAGAGCTGCCGAAGAAGTCGCTCAAGCTCAGAATGCTGTATATAAAGACAGGGTAGATATAATCAAAGAAGAAGAAAGAATACTTCAACAAAGCCTTAACACACAAAACCAAATAACCAAATCAAGGTTAGAAGCTTCAAACATAGCTATAGACAGAAGCGAAAAATCCACATCTAGGATTTTTGGAGGAGGGCAAGCCCCTTCTGTTTTGGATGTCGTTAAGTCAACAAACGCAAGAAGAAAAGAAGAAAACAATATAAATATAAAAAGATTTGACCGTTTAGAAAAAATACAAAAAGATTTTTTACAAACAGCTAGAGATACTGGGATATTAAACGAAAAAGGAATAAGAGAGGCCATCAACAATCTCACTCGTCCTGATGCAGATGGTCAAGTAAGACAAGGACCAGGGGAAATACAAGCTTTGTCTGAATTGCTTAATAATGAATTAACTAAGCAAACTGCAGCTAGGCAAAAATTCCTTGAAGATACCGAAAACAAGAATAGAGAAATACTAAACCAACAAACAAATAACGCCTCTACATTTAGTACGGCTATAAATAAATTACTTGAGTATCTTAAGAAAGCAGAAACAGAAGCTAAAGAGAATAGCCCAGAAGAAAAAGAAAAAAGAAAACTTTTAAAACAAGAAGCTCAAACTCCAGCACTAGAATTAGAAAAAATTAGAGGACGAGGGCTTGACTTGATAAAAGAAAGAAATAAGATTTCAAGCCGAAAAGTTGATAATTCTCAGTTTGGCGCTACTACAAGAACTATAGATTTAGAATCTATAAATAAAAAAATATCAGAAAATGCAAAAGAGTTTGAAGCGTTAAACGCTACTGTAGAATTATATAAAAAAGCTATAGCTGGGACTATTACTATTGAAGAAGCAAGACAAAAACTTTTCTTGGCTGAAGGAGGCAATGAAGTTAAAGCTAAAAAAGATTTAGCAGATTTAAGTCAAAGGCTAGCTCAGTCAGCGGTAGCAGTGCAGGGTTTTAGCTCGGCTATTGAATCAGTGACAGAAGATAGCAGTGCTTCCAATTTTAGAAATAATTTTGATGCTGGAAGGCTTGGAGATTTCCCAACTCCTGCGGAAACAAACTTAAGAAGCGGCGAAGTGTTTAGGGCAAACCCAAATGCTGGTGATGGCGTAGATATTATTGGGGCAGAATCAGAAAAAGGGGAAAGATTAAAGTTATTAAACAAGCTTAGGCAGGAAGAAATCGTACTTCAAGAAAAATTAAGAATAGAGTTGGAAAAAACAAAACAGATTCTTTCTACATTCGGACCTAACGCTAATCCTCAGAATACACAAGCGGGAATCTCAAGCCCTGATAGACAAGACCCTATAACACAGTCGTCTAGACAATTTAGTAGTATAGGTTCTTTTGTAAGCGGCGTTGTTGACGGTTTTTCTCGCTTGAATGTAGCTTCTGAAAACTTAACCACAAGAATAACTCAATTAGATTCTGTTATAAATGATACTGAATCTACAGACGATCAGAAAAAAGCAGCAAAAGTAGAAAAAGAAAAACTAGAGACCCAGAGAACAGCATTAGAAGCTCAACGAAACCAAAATACAGAAACCAATACAGTAATAGAATCATTAAAAAGTTTCTCTGGTATCTTAGACTTTATTAAAAAAGCTTTCAATAAAATAAAAAGCTTCTTTGGTTTCGGTTCTGAAACCCAAACCCCAATACAACCTAGGACCGAATTTTCTGGAGCGGCCGAGACAGAAGATATCACAAGAAGAAACGAGGGGCTTAGTGATGTTGATATACAAACACAGCTTGATCAACAAAGGTTAGGAGCTTACTATCAACTTGAATTAGACTTAATAGAGTCAACAAGCACGGCTCAAAGAAGAAAGCTTCAAAGAGAATACGATGATAGACTATTAATATTTGATTTGTTGCAAAAGTCGAAAGCTCTTACAGAACAAGAAAGTAAGGGGACTTTAACTAAGGAAGGTCGAGATGAGTTGCAAGAGTTGAGAAAACAAATCGCAGCTCAGAAGAATAAACCAGAAAAAGTTACAGAAAGAATCTTAGATGAACTTTCTGTAGACGGACCAGAAGCTGTACAAAATATTAATAATACGCTAGTAAAAGGAGCTGTTGATTTTACAGATGCAATTGTAAATGGAATAGAAGCGGCCATTGTAGAAGGAAAAGATTTAAAAGAAACATTAAGAGATGCTGCCACAAGCTTCTTGAAAGAGCTTACAAGAACAAATTTAAAGAATGCAATTGGTGGAATAGCCAATATTATAGGAGGAGGAGGAGGCCAAGGAAATGCTTTCGTAAATGCTTTCAGTGCAGGTGGGTATAGCTCTGGAGGTTCGGTGAGCGGAGGTTCTGGAAGCAAGGACGATGTTCCAGCTTTGTTAATGTCTGGAGAGTATGTCGTTAAGAAAAAGTCTGTTGAAAAATACGGCACGAAACTTCTTGATGATATAAACAGTGGAAACATCGGTCAATTTGCTGAAGGTGGTATTGTTGATCGTGATAAAATACCAACTCAAACAGGAACTGGAAATTATTTCGCTCCAGGATTAAGAGGATCTGGAAAAATAAGCGGAGCGGAAGCTTTGAGGAACTTTGCGACTCAAGGGTTTACAAATGGAGCTACTGATTTTATTGGCGGCGATCAAAAAAGTAATGCAGCATTTATTGATCTTGAACCAGAAAGCCTTAGGTTAACAAACTTTGGAAGAAAAGCAGGAACTCCTATTCAACTAGCTACTCAAGACGCAAAAAGACAAGCTTTTGATTTAGCTATTAGAGATGACGATTTAAGAGCTCAGATAGATGCAGAAAATAAAAGAGCAAAAGAAGAATTCAAAAAAGCTATAATATCCACAGTAGCAAGTGCAGTAATTAGCTATGGTGTAAATGTTGCAGCAACAGGTGCTCAGAATGCAATATCAGGAGCTACACAACAAGCAGCTGCCTCTGGGGAAACACTATCTGCAGGTAGTAAATTTTGGACTGGAGTAAGAGGAGCTTTTGGTGGAGGAACTTTAAATGGCGGTGGAGAACAAACATACGGAGGCTTAACAAACTTTTTTAATAATAGAGGGACTGTTAATCAGCAGGGGTTAGGTAATTATTTCTTAAAAAATTCAACATCTCCAGCTGCTATAGACTTTTTCAAATCTGGAGAGTTTACATCAAATTCTGGAAAATATGGATTTACTGCCAAAAACCCAGCTGTACAAGCTATTATAGACGGAAGAGGATCTCAAATATCTGGAGATAAAACTTTATCAACAAGCAGAAATCAAGCTATATTGTCTTCGATAAAAGCCTCTCAAGTTGACCAGCTTAGTATAGATGCTTTAAAAGCTTCAAGCGATAACTCAATAAGAAAATATAGCGCAGGTAAAGTTTCAAGCCCTGTTTATGGTGAAGGCGCAGCTCTTGAATCTACTTTGCCTTCTAGGAACTCAGACATAGAAAAAAGTTTATACCAAAAGATTCAGGATTACTTCTTTAGTCTTGCGGCATCGGGAAATGGAGGACTTCTTCCTCCTAAAGGGTTTGCTACTGGAGGAAGAGTTCAAGATGCTCCTGGAATTGATACAGTGCCAACAATGCTTTCTGGTGGAGAGTTTGTGGTAAATAGTTCTGCGGCAAGTCGATTAGGTCAATCTTCCTTAGAAAAACTTAACGCTGGAGATTCTTCTTCAGTAGAACCAGAAAACCAAGAAGAAGTTATAGATAGATTAGACGAGTTAATAAAAGCTACTAAAGAATCAACTGGGGCGATAACCATAACGGTGAATAGTGATGGTTCTAATAGCGAAGAAAAAAGTACTGGATCTCAAGAAGAAGATGACAACATTAAAATTGCAAAACTTATAAGAGATCAGGTTCTTAAGGTTATAAATGAAGAGAAGAGACTTGGAGGAACACTTAGAAGAGGAGTATAATGTTTAACGGAATATTTAATCACGAAGCTAGGCTTTTCACAGATAATTATGAACTGTCTGGTATAAATTCTTTAGAGTTTTCTTATAAATCTTCATCAGATGTAAAGAATATACTTGGCAGCAGAAGAGGTTTCTCAGTAAACAGTGGGCCTATACAACAAGGCTTAACTTTAAATAGAAATTTAATATATAACGACCCAGTCTTAAATTATACTGGATCTGAACCGATAGCTGCAAGTCTTTTTTATAATGATTCTTATTATGGATTTGAAAAAGGTTACCTAAATAATTATTCTTTAAGTTGTGCAGTCGGAGCTGTTCCAAAATCTGCTTCTAATTTTATAATAACAGATGAAATGAAAAGCGGTGTTGATGCAGGTGGAAAAAGAACTGTAAGAAGACATCCAAAAATAGATATTCCAAGCCAAGGATCTATAGCTATAACATGTGATAATTCAACAACAAATAGAGTTGTGGGGTTTAACTACGCTATAAATATAAACAGAAAACCAATCTATGGAATAGGTCAAAAAGACCCCTTTGCTGTAGAAACAATAGCCCCAATATTTTACACAGCTAATGCTTCTATAGACGTTGATGATGCTTTTTTACAAAATTCTTATAATTTTTTAGAATTAAAGGAAAATAAAAACTTATCTATAATTGTTAATGGTAGAGACGGAAAAGAACTACAAAGTGTAAACATACCAAACGCAAGTTTGATAAATGAAACCTTGAGGATTTCTCAAGACGGAAGTTTAAAACTTGATCTTAATTACGTAGGACACGGGTAATGGAAGAGTATTATTACGACAGGACAAGGAATTTCAAAGATATAGACTATGTAGATCTTACTGGTTTTTGTCCCAGTTATGGTTTGCAAGCTAGCTTCTCCACTAAAAATGAAAATTTAAAGCTTAGTGATAACTACTTTACACTTATCCCTGCAAGTGTTAATAGTTTGGTTGTAGATTTCTCTGTTTCTTATGATGTTAATCAAGAAGGCGCTCAAAAAATAGCAAACGACTTAGAGGCTTTAAGTGGGCAAAATAGCTTCGTATTTAAAACTGACAATTTAATTTATAAAGACCTAAGTGGTTATTGTGATGGTTATTCAATAAGCCATTTATCAGAAAACAGTTATAGAGTCAACACTACTGTTTCTGTAGATGAAGCTCCAAACCTTTTAAATTGGAAAAATACTAATTTTACAGAATATAAATTTAAAGAATGGTCTGAAGATTTAGATTACGAACTAGATGACATTGTTTATTTTGATAACTCAGAAGAAAAATGGAACAACTTTTATTATTGCACAGGTGAACATTCTTCCGTTTCTGAAAACTCTCCAACAGGCATAAACACAGCTTGGAGTCAATCTTTTTATTGGCAACCTGATGTAGGGACAACAAACCAGGTGCAATTCTCAGTCAGTAGATTTGATGGAACATACGGACAAAGAATAAAGGATTCTAAAAATATATCTCTAGTTCCAATCAGTTATAATTTTACATCTATATCTAAAAAGCAGTTGAAAACAATGCTTCATTTTTTAGAATTAAAAGGTGGCTATAGAAGATTTAGACATCATATACCCACTGTTTATAATAGACCGAAAGTTTATATATGTCAGTCTTGGAATCATGTTTGGAAAAGCCCAGAAAGTCATGATTTACAGGTTGTGTTTAAAGAGGACCCTCTTGGTGTTATTCCAAGAGAAGTTCCTGTTGGTGGAGAAATACCAACTACAATACAGAACGTGGCTCTAGAGTTTTTTGGAGGATATGATAATGGAGGCTTTGAAGAAGATACTAATCCCTGGTAAAAATGTCTAGAATAAGATTAAATAGTAATAATAGTTTAGTAATAATAGGAGAGTCTCCATCGTTCAAAGATTACGATGAGTCTGGAGTTTTGTTTGGCGGGGTTACTAACTCGTCTTTTTCTGTATCCATGCAAAGAGAAAAGGCTGGAGCTGTTGGATCAAAAGATTTTCAACTTAATAGCATCAACAAACACCCAGAAATAGATCTTACTATAGATTATCTATATAATCCATTTATGCCTAATGAAAACTTAATGGGCTTGGGTATAGTTACTGGTGTAAACTATAAGCCAACTGGTTTTTTAGAGCAATTATTAGACAAGTCTTATAATTTTTATTTCTATAACCATCCAGATGAAGGGTCTGATGCTATAGATTATTTTGACTCTAATGCTTTACAGAATCCTAATAGCGGAGAAATATTTTCATTTGGGAACTCATACTTAAACTCTTATAACTTGTCGTTCGAGATAGGTTCTATACCAAAAGTAAGAACAAGTTATAAATGCTCTAATATGCAGGGCGATATTTATACTGGTAATATAAAGTCTCCAGCTATAAATCTAATATCTGGAAATGACAATGGAGTTGGTAGACTGCTAGTATCTGGCACAAAACTTTCTGGTTATGACGAAGCTTCTGAAAGATATTTAGACTTCACAAAGCCAGATATCCACGCTACTAGTTGCGGTTTGAGTTTGGTGTTGGCTAATATCCAAATTGGTGGCCAAGATCTTTATGGTGCTGACCATAGGGTGACAAGCATGTCTATGACTATACCTATAAACAGGGTAAACTTAGAAGGCTTAGGTTCTGACTACATTCGTGATAGAAAAATAAAATTTCCTTTAGAGGGCACTTTAAATATTGAGTCGAACGTATCAAAATACCAAACTGGATTTATATCTGGTTTACTGGCTGACGAAGATCGCTATTCTTTCTCTTTAGTAGCTGAGAATTTAGAATCTGACTATGCTTCAATATTGAGGTTTCCAAACTTACAATTAGAGAGTTTTTCTTATTCGATGAAAGAAAACGAAAGTATGACATATTCATCTTCGTTTTCATTTCCGATAAACAACAAGAAAGATTTTAACTTTTGGACTACGCCATTTTTCGATTCTACTGTATACGATTCTAATGGAGCAGTGTTAAGATCAACCGAAGCAAATATACCTTCTTATTGGAGTAGCGGTGACTTAAACGCTGCAAGATTAAGAATAGGAACCTTAGCAAACTCAATAGGTAGAGAAGCTTTTTCTGGTTGCTCCAATATAACTGGAGCTTTAAGAATTCCAGACTTTACAGAAAATATATCTAGGTCAGCTTTTAAAGATTGTGCAGGTTTTAAAGGAGATCTTTATCTACATGATCTACTTAAAGATGTAAAAACAGAAACTTTTTATAATTGTTCTGGATTCGATGGTGGTCTTTATATTGGTGAGTCTATATCTGGAATAGCTAGAGAAGCTTTTTTTAATTGCACTGGCTTAAATGGAGATCTCGAAATCCCAAGAAATGTTTTAAATATAGGACAAGAAGCTTTTGGTAATTGTTCTAATTTTAAGAAATCTATAAAAATATCAGACAGTACAATAACAAGTATTGGTTTAAACGCTTTTTCTGGTTGTCAATTTAATGAATTAATATTTGACGACCTCATTGATTATGTAGATGACGGTGGTTATGATTATTTTTCTGATTCAAAGCTGTTGTTAACTATGTCACCTTATCTTAGCGGCATAAATGATAACGCATTCGACAATTATCAATTCACTGGATCTTTAGTTTTTCCTGTTTTCTTAAACAGAATAGGCAAGTCTGCTTTTAATAATAACTCTGGTATAAATGGTTTTATTTTCTTTGATGAAGAAGTTAGCATTATTGATAATAAAGCTTTTTACGAATGCTCTAATATAACTGGAAATTTAATACTGCCTAATAGCATAACTGGTTTAGGAAGCTATTCTTTTGCTGGTTGTGAAAGTTTAGGAACTGGTTTAAAATTTAGCACAAGTTTATCTAAATTACAATCAGGTGTTTTCTCTGGTTGTGCTGGTTTTTCTGGAGATCTTATATTTCCAGATTACATAAAAGAAATAGAAGACGCTGCTTTTTTTGATTGCTCTGGATTTGACTCTTCAATACAAATTATTGGAGATAAGACTATTGCTACAAATGCTTTTGGTAATAATAATTTTAAAAATATAATCATAAGCAAAGTAAAAACAATAAATGACAATCAATTTGACGCTTTTAAAACTTCATTTGCGTCTTTAACTTTAGGCGATGATACTAAAACCATAGCAGATAACGCTTTTGATGGTTATAGTTTTACTGGTAATTTAAACTTAAACAACGTTAGCTTAATTGGTAATCATGCTTTTTCTGGATGCAACAGCTTCGAAGGAGATTTAAACATTACGTCTAAAATAACTGGTTTAGGGGTTGGTGTTTTTCAGGATTGTGATGGGTTTGACGGCCAACTTTCTATAAGTAATTCAATAGACGTAATAAAAGAAAAAACATTTTATAATTGCAGTAGCTTGACAGGTTCTATAAACATAGGGCAACAAATAACTGGGGTTGGTGATTTTGCTTTTTATAATTCAACTGGATTTAAAAATTTAAATTTTCAAAGCGGTTTGCTAGGAATAGGAAAAAACACATTCCAGAATTGCTCTAGTTTAACGGGGAAGTTGATAATTCCAGAGTCAGTTAGTGTTATAGGAGACAATGCTTTCAATGGGTGTTCTTCATTTGATGAAGAAATAGAACTTAATTGCGGAGATCTTGAAATAGGCCCTTTAGCTTTTACTGGTTGTAATTTTACTAAGGTGTCTGCTGGTAGCGGAGTTATAGCTGATACTGGAGTAAATTCTTCTTTCCCCCCTTCTAGTTTGACTGGTTTAACAGTAAAATCTTGTACGTTAACTTTTGATGGAACAAATGACTATCAATGGTTTAGAAGACGCCTATCACAAACTACTAAGCCGTTCCCATATGTAAATATAGAAGAGGGCGTTAAAAATGTAGCTAATGCATCATGTTATAGATGGGCTATAACTGGAGAACTTAAAATACCAGATTCATTAGTATTTATGGGGGGAAGTGGGTTTAGAGATAATAATATTAGAAGCCTAGAAATTGGAACTGGTTTACAAATAATCCCAACTTATGGATTTGCTAATAACTACATAACTGGAGTTTTAGAAATACCATCCAATATAACTGGTATAGAACCTTATGCTTTTAACCAGTCTTTCAGATCTACAAGTAATGCCAGCCCGACAACAGGAATTCATACTTTAAAACTTAATGAAGGTCTTGTAACTATAGAGGATCTGGCTTTTTACGCGACCTCAAGTATAACCTCGAGGTTCTATCTATCTTATATGACTGGAGACTTTTATCTACCAGCGAGTGTACGCAGCATTGGGAGTAGTGCTTTTGGAATGGATTATAACCAAGATAAATCACCAAAAGGGAAATTTACTTTTCCTGTCGATAACAACCTGGAAAATCTTGGATCTCTTGCATTCAGAGGTGGTTTTATTAAAGGTTACGATATTCAAAATGATTTTCACTTTCCTAAATTAAAGACTGCTTCGACAAGTGTATTTGGAGGCGCTAGTTTACAACAGAAAAAAATATTTTTTAGCAAAAATCTGCAGTCAGTAGGGAGTCAGGGGTTTCGATTTTGTAATTTAACTGGAGATCTAGAATTAAACTCTACAGGGATTTCAACCATTTCTAATCTAGCTTTTGATTTAAATGCTTTTGATGGGAAATTAACTGTTCCGCCTTCATATCAATATTTAAGCAGGGATGGTCAGTCCAGTAGATTTATTAATAGTCCTGACTCTTTTAAAAACAACGATTTTAAAAACTTAGAAGTTCCAAATGTTATTTACTCTGTTACAGGTCGGAATGCAAATACTAGTTATTTCGGATACGGTTGGTACGGGTTAGATATACACACAAAAACAACTTCTAATTATGCAGAGCAAAGTATTTTAACATTCAAAGCTCCTTCAAAGGTCGAACAAATTAACAAAAGATCTTTTGCAGGAATGCAATTTACTGGTAAATTAGATTTACCTACATCCTTAACTGGCATAAGAAGTTTAGCATTTGATGATTGTAGTGGTTTCTCAGAAATATCTTTATCAAGAGCTCAATTCATTTATGGTTCTGGAGATTCCGCTATAGAAAGCGGAGCTTTTAGAAATTGTTCAAACGCAAAAACTTTAACAACTTTCCCAGCAATATGGGAGGGAGGTTTAGAGCCTCAATCTGGAAGCGGTTTGATACATCCATTAGCTTTTACTGGATGTGATTTTACAAACCTTAAAGTGTCTCAAGGGGTTAAAAACATAAGCAACAATGAATTTGACTACTATTTATCAAATAGCAACTCTAGTTCTGTTAGTTTCCCTGAAAGCGTTAAAAACATAAATTCAAGATCTTTTGATAATTGGCCTTTAACTGGAGGATTGACATTTAGCGACAATTTAAATAAAATAGGAAACTTCGCATTTTCTGGTTGTTCTGGCCTTTCAGGGTTATTGAATATAGAAGACGGAACATCAATAGGAAGAAATGTTTTTTATGGAACAAATTTTTCAGGAATAAATATTGAAGGTGGAAGATTATTTACAGCTTCATCATTAACAGAGATTAAGTCTGGATTCTATGAAGAGTTTAAAGATATTAATCTAAACTTAATAATTAATAATAATGCTTCGGGTTTGCATGAATATGCTTTTTCTGGATATAACTTAACAGGATCTATTAACATTCCTAATTCAGTCACTGGCATTGGTTTTGCTGCGTTTAAAGGTTGTACTGGATTATCGGGAAGCGCTAAAATAGGTTGTTCTGTCCAAAAGATCGAAAATTCAGCTTTTCAAGATAGTCCTTTTAGTGGGTTTTTGCAAATGAGCCCATCTACAGATGTCGGGATAAATGTATTTGACCAATCTTATTTTACTGGCCTTGTATTAGCTTCCTGTCCTTCGTCTTCGGTGCAAAAAAGTTCTTTTGAATTCTATAAAACATATAACTTTGACAGCCAAAGCACTCTATCTTTTAAAGAAGGAGTTACTGGGGTTGGTGTTTCTGGATTCTATGATTATAATTTTACTGGAAAGCTAGAACTACCAGGAACCCTACTATATTTAGATGATTATAGTTTTTCAAGATGTACTGGTTTTAATGGAGGACTAACTTTACCACCAAACATCCAAAGAATAGGAAAAGAATCTTTTTATGAATGTTCTGGATTTTCAGGACAATTACGTTTGCTTTCTGAAGGTCTGATTTCTATTGGCACCAGAGCTTTTGCTGGTTTAGATAATTTATCTGGATCATTAGCCTTTGGTTTTGGCACCACTGGAATAGCAAATCAAGCTTTTGATGGTTGTTCTCAAGTTGGACCTTTTTTAGCTCTTGGTCCTAGTTTAGAAGTAATAGATAACGCAGCGTTCAGAAACTGTAGCGGTATATCTCAAATACTTAGTTATGAAGATATCCCATCTTTATCTAAAATAGGAGATAATGCATTTAAAGGTTGTTCTAATATAACTGGAGACATTATTTTTGCTAATTATTTTGAATTAAACATGTCAATAGGTGCTTCTGCTTATGAAAACTGCTCAAAAATAAGGAATGTTTTTCTTGATATTGATTCTCCCAACATAGGAGCTAATGCTTTTTTAAATGGCCCTACTGGCAATTTATACGTAACAGATGAATACACAGGAAATTACGGTCCAACATTCCAGGGTTTGACAGTATTACCTTGGAGGCTTTATCCTTCTACAGATGGAAATTAAAATGAACAATAAACCTAACGTAAAAAAAATAGACGATGGTCTTTGCGTAGCTTATTTAATAACAAAAGAAGAAAACAAAGTTGTTTTTGCTACAACTATGTCTGAAGCTCTTAAAGAATGGTTTTTAAAGTATGCATCAGGAGGAGGGTGATGTAAGTAATTTAAAGATCAGTTGATCTACTCACTAAAATCCATTTTGACATGTTTTCCATCATGTCCCTTTTGCCTTATTTGGTCAAAATGTTTAGCTCCATTTCTTTTCTTTGAGTAATCGGAGAAATATTTTTCTTTTATAGGGTCTATGCCTCCGTTTGAATCTGTCCTTCTTTCACTTAATTCCCTACTAAAATCCATCATATCTCCTACGGAACCTTTTTTTGATTCTGTAACGTCTAAGAACTGCCTCTTATTGCTTGGATCTATTTGAGAGTCTATTGATGCATGTGGGACAGTGAACACTCTTTTCCATTCAAGCCCATCAGGATCAAAGTATATGTGATCCTCGCTCATTGTCTGCAATACTTCCGTGTATTCTTCTTTGGCTGGATGCTTGTAAATGTAGATTGGCATAATATTTATTACACAGAATATATAAAGCTAAGAAATATGTGACAAAATACTATCAACCGTCTTAGAGTATGTGAATTTCTCAGCTAATTTTAAACCTTCTGTATTAATATTTCCTACTTTGCTTTCTGCTAATTCCATAGCTGAAATAACTTCTTCTACATTAAAGTCAAAGAATTGTCCCTGATTAAATTTTGAGCCTTTTTGGAAAAATTTATTATCATAACAATCAAACCTACCTTCAGGTTCTACAAGGATTGAATTTTGTGAATTAGCCCAATCTTTATGAGATGTTGAGTTAAGGACAATGCTCCACTTGCCTAAACATGTTGAATTAAAAGCTGGTAGATTCCAACCTTCTCCTCCAGAAAGTCCAGTCAAATCGATGTCTATAGCATTTAAAAACTCGTTAACCTCTTTATTGGTTTTAAGAAAAGGTATAAAGTTTATATTGTTATATCTTTCTCCTTCTAATGCTAAATTAATAGTATTTAACATTTCTTCTTTTTCCAAGAAAGCATTATTGATCAAGCAAGACAATTGGTATTTGGGGTTGTTTCCGTATTTTTTTGCCCAAGTGTTGATTATTTTAACTGTATGTTTTCTTTTTTCTAGCTTACCCATTAAACCAAAATGAGTAACGTTATTAAGATAATTCTTATTAGTTACGTTAAAATCAGAATCAAAACCAAGTGGTACAAATGGCTTGTTAAATTGATTAGCTGAATAAGAAGAACTAAAAATAGTTTGTGTTTGGGCTTCTACAGTAACCTTTTCTTCTTCTGTAGGTTCACTACATTCATAAAAAGTATAAAGGTATTGCTTTTCATTTTTTCTATTTTCGGCTCCATTAATATGCCAAATCTTTAAAGATGGAACATCAGAAGATAAAAAGCTGTAACGCTCATTTATAGCTTCTTCGATTCTTAATTTTAGATCGGGTGTTATATCATAAGCTGACAAATCAATATCGTTATTGACTGGCCAGATACCAAAATCATGACCCTTTTTGTGTAACTCTTTAATAAAGTTAAGTGTTACATTTCCAAAGCTTAAGCTGTTTAATGGAGCCTCCAATAGAATTTTCATAAATTAAAAAGGAATTTCTTCGCTTGAAGAATTACTCTTACTTTGGGAGTTTTCTTGGTTAGAATTTTCTGAATCTTCTTTTTTCCCTCCAGTCGGAAGGAAGGTGAACTCGTTGCCTCTAATGAAGTTCTTAGAATATTTCTTTCCGTCATGCTCCCAACTAGAAAACTTTAGTTCTCCAGTAAGAAGGATACTCCTGCCTTTACTAAGATACTGCTTTGCAATATCTGCTTGTTTTCCCCAAAGCTCAACATCAATAAAGCATTTTTCTTTTGCTCTATCTGATGATGCGCACATGCGAATATGACAAACTTGGTTGTCTCCAAAAGATCTAATTTCTGGATCAGAAACCAAATACCCTGCTGCTGTTATTGTATTATACATAATCTTTTTCTAATTGTTGTTTTACTTTTTTAATAAATCTGTTGTGTATGACTATCACCCATTGGATGCTTAAATCAAGCTTTTCTGCCGACTCTCTCCAAGGCGCTAGCTTATTAGTATACGTATTGTATCTTATGTCAATAATTTTCTCAAGTCTTTTATCGTCTTCTTTATTAAGCATGTCATAAAAGAAGTCAAAAATTTCCATATTAGATATAAACTCTAATGGAGATCCCGAATTGTTAAGCAATTTTTTGCTTTCATTTAACTCTTTGCTGTTTTTGTATGATGATTCTGGATTATCAATAGAAACAGATTTGAACTTTTTGTGTTTATTTAAGGCAGTCAAACATTTCCATTTAGCTTTGTTTGCTAAAAAAGTCGAAAACTTACTGTTCCTGTTGGGGTCGTATTCTAAAACAGATTCATAAATGACATAGTTCTTGTCGTCTATAAACAAACTCTTATCCAAAACACTACTTGGAGATTTAGCAAACTTATCTATCACATATTGGTATACCCCAGAATGCCTATTTATAAGCTCTGTCAAGCATTTACTATCGTTGTTTTTCTTAACTTTATCTATTAGTGACAGGTCGCTTTCCATAATTCAAATATATCGTTATTTATTAGTCTATCTAATATTTCGTTAGATGTCAACATAATTAATTTTTCGTCTTCAAAGTTACCAATGAAAAACTTCAAATCAACATTTTCAGAGAGTAGTTTGTTGTTTTCTTCCTCGTAGGAGTTTGCTGGGGATATTCCTTCTCTACTCAAGAAAACAGAAAGACCATCCTTTTCTTTTACCCAGTCTAGTTCATTCTCAAACCTTACATCTGTAATTATATTAACACAATCCTCAGATAGTTTTTTCTCTATAGATTTTATCCAATGTTCTGAGTCTTTCTTTCTCATTATTTCTGTACCCCAATTCACAAGAAAAGGTCTGATTATTTTTTTCTCATCAGAGTCTTCGGTGAAAGCTGATATGCCAAGCTGTTCAATAAGAAAACCATCAACTGACTTTTTAAGTTCGTGAGCAAAAGAAAAGGTTTTTGCTTTTATACCTGAATCCGAAAGAATAGAAACCATGTTTCGGCCCAAGGTGTCCTTACCTGATCTAGCATTACCAGAGATTCCTATGATTTTGTGTTTAAATCTATTTGTAGAGTTTTTACTCATGCAGGCTATTATATTCTTTTTATTAAAGTTGTCAACAAAAAAAGATAAAGTTTCTTTTGCTCTTTTTCTTTAAAATTAGAAAATTACGTATTTTTTTTAAAACTCCTCCTTTTTGTTGTTATTTATTTAAAACTTGTTTTTAAATAAATTACGTAAAGCATATGCTTAACGAGACCTTTATTGAGTTGTTCAGTGATTAAGTTATCTATATCGTTGACTTCGACGCTTTCTTTTTCGCTGTTCGATATCTACTGATTATAAAACTTGTCAGCAATTTTTTCTACAACTTTTTTCAACTTTTTTTTCAAGTCAAAAAATTAACTATATTTCATAGTTGACTGTGACCAAAATATAACTACAGTGTAAATTAAATCAGCGGGAGGCATTAGGAGCTTTTGAGCGAGTCTCGCCAGCAATAGAAACCAAAACAAACCAAAAAAAACAACAAAATGAGTATATTCGACGAGCAGATATCAAGAAAACCTAATCATTATCCATGGGCAGAAGAATTCATTGAAGTCATGCATAATGGCTTTTGGACGGATAAGGAATTTAGTTTTTCTTCTGACATTCAAGATTTTAATATTACAATGGACGATCAACAAAGAGAGATCATCATTAGAACTTTATCTGCAATCGGACAAATTGAGGTGGCTGTTAAAAAGTTTTGGGCCAAACTCGGAGATAACCTACCTCACCCTTCGTTAACAGACCTTGGTTATGTAATGGCAAACGTTGAAGTCGTTCATAATAATGCATACGAAAGGCTTCTTAAGGTCCTTGGTTTAGAGGACGTTTTCGAAGAAAACCTGAAATTGGATTTTATTGAAGGTAGGGTTAATTATTTGCGTAAATATAACCATAGGTATTACAAGGATTCTAAGAAGCAATATGTATATTCATTGATTCTGTTTACTCTGTTTGTTGAGAACGTATCATTGATGAGTCAGTTTTACATTATTAACTGGTTCTCCAGAAATAAAAATGTTCTTAAGGATACAGAGCAGCAAGTTAGGTATACAAGAAATGAAGAAAACATACATGCTCAAGTAGGTATTAAAATTATAAATACAATCAGAGAAGAGCATCCAGAGCTTTTCGACGAGGAGCTTGAAGAGCGTATCAGGCAAGAGGCTGAACAGGCTTATATTGCAGAAGCTAAAATTATTGATTGGATGGTGAATGGTATAAACGAAAAAGGTCTTAGCGCTCCGCTACTTAAAGAATTTATAAAAGAAAGAATCAATGACTCCCTTGAACAAATTTCATTTAAAAAGTCATTTGATGTTGACAATACCTTGATAAAAGATACAATGTGGTTCGAAGAGGAGTTGATGGGGAATAATTCCACAGACTTCTTTCACTCCCGCCCCGTGGAGTATTCAAAAAAATCACAAACATTTGATCTAGAGAGCGTATTTGCATGAAAAAATATTATTGGAACAACGAAACTTCGAAGCAAATCTTAAACAGAGGATATCTTGATGGCGAAAGTTTGATTGATAGAGTATTAAGTGTAGGCGAGGCTTTTCAGAAAGATTTCGTATCTCGCGCCCCTGCGGAACATAAGGGTAGTTTTTCTAACTTATGCGAGAAGTTTGAGCATTATATGTCTCTCGGCTTCTTTTCTTTATCTAGCCCTGTTTGGGCTAACTACGGAAGAGATAGAGGTTTGCCAGTTTCATGTAATGGCGTTTATGTTCCAGATACAATGGAGGGCATTCTAACAAAACAGTCTGAGGTTGGTATGCAAACCAAGCATGGAGCTGGAACTTCTGGTTATTTCGGTGAATTGAGAGGCAGGGGCAAATCCATTAGCACAGGAGGAAGCTCTTCTGGATCTGTTCACTTCATGGAGTTATTTGATAAGGTTACTTCTGTAGTGTCTCAGAGCAGTGTTCGCAGAGGTTCTTTTGCTGCCTATCTTCCAGTTGACCATCCAGACATTGTAGAGTTTCTTCGCATCAGGTCTGACGGTCATCCAATTCAAGACCTATCATTTGCTGTTACTATTACAGACGAATGGATGGAGAGCATGAAAGGTGGAGATATTGATAAGCGAAAGATCTGGGCGAAGATTGTGCAGAAAAAGTTTGAATCGGGTTATCCATACTTGTTTTTCCAAGATACCGCGAATAAAAACGCGCCTCAAGTATATAAAGATAAAGACATGAAGATTTACGCTTCAAATCTCTGCAATGAGATTGCATTGCCATCATCACCAGAAGAATCATTTGTCTGTTGCTTATCTTCCCTTAATCTGGAAAGATGGGACCAGATCGTTGAGACTGATGCTATTGAAACAATGGTTTACTTTCTTGATTCCGTAATGGAGGAATACATCAATAAGACTGAGGACATTCCTTATATGGAGCCTGATCACGACTTTGCAAAGCGTCACAGAGCTTTGGGGATGGGTGTTCTTGGCTGGCATTCTTATTTACAAGACAACATGATTTCTTTTGAAAGCATGGAAGCTAAGATGAAAAATGCAGAAATCTTCAGAACCATCAGAGAAAGAGCAGATAAAGCCACTGAAGAACTAGCTAAAGTATTTGGAGAACCAGAAGTATTGAAAGGTTATGGGCGTAGAAACACTACCACAATGGCAGTCGCTCCCACTACAACGAGTTCTCTTATTCTTGGTCAGGTATCTCAAGGAATTGAGCCTACTGTTAATTACTATACAAAGAATTCAGCAAAAGGAAAATTCACAATTAGAAGCCCACATCTAGAGAGACTCCTTGAATCTAAAGGTAAAAACACAGAAGCCGTATGGAAATCAATTTTGGTTAAGGACGGATCAGTGCAACACTTGAGCTTTCTGGACGAACACGAAAAGGATGTATTCAAAACATTTTCAGAAGTATCCCAGAAAGAAATTGTAATACAAGCTTCTCAACGCCAAAAGTATATAGACCAAGGCCAATCTCTCAATCTAATGGTTCACCCTAAAGCGTCCCCAAAGGAAGTCAGTGATCTTATGATTTTGGGTTGGGAAATGGGCCTTAAGGGTTTCTACTACCAAAGGAGCACAAACCCAAGCCAAGCTTTAGCTCAATCTATCATGGAATGTACATCTTGCGAAGGTTAACGTTTCATTATTTTAAAATTTTAGTGTAATAATTTATCACAATGGAATACGATTTTTCTAAGCAAATAAAAGAATTAAACAAAGATTACAAGGTTAATTACCTTAGTTCATTCGATGTTTCTGAAATAATCTCTTCCGTTATATCTGAAAAAACTCAAAAACATAACGACCGTTATGAAAATAAAGTATCTGAAGATCAGTTAAAAAGAGTTTATTTAAGAGGTTCTCATTCTTATAATTCTACTCATAGGGTTGGCAAAACCAAAAGCCAATGGGCTATGGCCAGGGTAAATATGTTTTTAAAGTGCAACAGAGGAGAAAATGTTGACGAACAATATATTGAATCTGAAAAAGACATTATATCTAATCGTTACCGAGAAGAAGGAGAAAATATCTGCTCGTTCTTTTCTTTCTCCGATTTAGATTTAAACTTAGCAAACCTAGATTTGGTTAAGGCTGGTTTGGAAAAATGGGATCAAGATGCTGAATGCGAAGAGCTCTTCTATTCAGAAGCTGAAAAAAAGACACTTAATAAGCCGTTTCGGCTAAAAGGTGAAAGCAAAAAATTTGGAGTTTACGTAAAAAGCCCAAAAACGGGCAACGTTATCGTAGTTAAGTTTGGTGACCCAAATATGGAAATCAAAAGAGATGATCCAGATCGCCGTCGTAGCTTTAGAGCTAGACATAAGTGTGATACAGCCAAGGATAAAACGACACCCCGTTACTGGTCTTGTAAGATGTGGAGTAAAAAACCAGTAAACAAATCGGTATCTTCTGAGGCTGTAGAATGGGATGATGAGGAAATACTTAGTCAGTGGGGTTGGGATGAGTCTTCCGTTGTCAATATGGACGAAATACTTGAAATCAATTCAGATCTAAAATATGTAGATTATATAGTTGAAGACGAAAGCATTTGAGGTATAATACCTCATGTCGAGTGTAATACTTAGTTCATATTTCACAAAAAAAATACATCCAAACAGTGTCGATGACAAGCATGTTGTCGGCAGGATGGAAAACAACCATATACAAAAGGATTATTTTCCATATATTGAAAAATGGTATAATTCTATTTTAGATAAAAATCTAAATGCTGTTCTTTTTTATGATGGATTATCTGATGATTTTGTATCAAAATACGAGACAGATAAAATAAAATTCAAGAAGGTAGGTGACTTTGAATATTCAAATAACGACTATAGATTCTTTTGTTTTAGAAACTATCTTGAAGAAAATAAATTCGACACAGTATTTCATACTGATGCTTCTGATGTTGTCGTTGTAAAAGATCCTTCTGGACTTATTGAATCTTTCCCAGATTATTCTTATTTTGCTTGTAAAGACAGCATCCAATTACAAGAGTTCCCATACTTGAATGTTCACAATCAATTTAATTGGGATGACAGTGTTAAATTCATTATTAATAATAATTCTTGGGAGCTTATAAATATGGGCGTTGTAGGAGGTCGATATGAAGATATGCTATTGTTTTATCAAAAATTTTGTGAAACCAGAATAAAGATGGGTAACACCGATTTTAATTCTGACATGTGGATACTTCAATATTTATTAAGATCTATACTTTCTGAAAACAAATTCTTAATGGGCGATCCAGTATGTAGTGAATTTAAAAAATACCAAAATAATAGAAAAGATGTCTACTTTATACACAAGTGAAGATGTAGTTGATTACTGCATAGAAAGCGAATTTAAAAATAATACCATAAAATTTAACAAAAGTTTTCTAGAAAAACATGAAAGAGCAAGCCTTCTTGAATTCGTTTTTGAAATTAATACTGAAGATCCAGATACAGATCAAAATGGAGAATTGTCACCTATTAAAGTTATAGATGCTATTGCAGATAAAAATAACGAATGGAAACTTCAAAGTTTTTACGGCTTGATTAAATCAGTCATAGACACTTATAAAATTAAATTAAATTGCAGGTTTGTAGCTTGTTTAAATGACGGCCTACCAATCACAGATAAATATACAAAGTTCTCTACATTCGGTAGGCATAAGTCAAGTAATCATATTGGAATGCCAGACCCATTAGTATGCGGGGTCTTGACCTTTGGTTACAAAATAAGAACTTACCTAAATGATGACATTCCTTTTTCAGAAAAAAAAGATGGCATAATATTTAGAGGTTCAGACACAAGCAAACAAAGAGAAGATCTTTTAAATCAAAGATTAACGTTCTGCATTAACAATAAAGACTCTGAATATATAGATTCTAAAATAACCTTTTTTGCTCATTACTCTGATGATATGTTAAAAAGCCACAATATAAATAAAAGTGAAATATATTCAGAGCATACTTCTTCAGAAGATCAATTAAAATATAAATACATAGCCTATATAAACGGAAACACAGTTTCTGGAGATAGGATGATGTGGCAACTCGCTTCTAATTCTTTATTGATACAGGTGAAACCAAAAGAGAATGAAGACGATTATATTTGGTATCATTCTTTTTTAAACAATCTTGGAATTCTTCCTACATTCGAAGAAGAATCCTTTCTTGAAGATTTTAAGGCGTTTAAGAAAAAAGAAGACGTAGAAGCATTAATAAAAAAACAACAATATTTTGCATCTATTATACTTGACAGAGGTTTCCAAATGAGTTACACTAAAGAAGCTTTACTAAAATACAACGAAATATACAATGCTGGTTAGTCACAAGTTAAAATTCCTATATATACATATCCCTAAGAATTGGGGTTCTTCTATATACAAATCTTTTAAGAAGATAGATCCAGATCTTATAGATACTCATATGGCAACCGAAGATGGGACTATAGATAAAACTCATATGCTGCCAATGCACTACTCTAAATTTCATGTTATACAGTCAGCTATAGATAACGGTTATAAAGTTTTTTCTACGATTAGAAACCCAGAAGAAAGGTTTTATTCTTCTCTTTCCTATGCTACCAAGCACTTAGGAAACCCAGAACATTTGTTTTTTTATTATTCTTACCTTAATTCAATAAGAAACAAGTATTACATTCAAAGTTGTAACTTTATACATGGATGTCCTCAAAACGAATTTATTTTTGATGGAGAAAAAAAAATAACCGATAAAGACTTCTTGTGTGACGATCAACTTTTTGATAACTTATCTGAATACTTAGACGTAAAGGTTGAAGCTTATCATCAAAACGAATCTGTTGGCAATAAAATCTCAGAAGTTAAATTCGAAGATTATAAGTTTCTTTACGAAAAAGATATAGAAATTTACAATAAACTGTGTTCAAAATGAAAATATGTTTTATAGCTCCAGGTGAAATAGAAATACCTCCAGATGGTTGGGGCGCTTTAGAGACTGTGCTTTGGAACCAGTATGAATCATTAAGAAAGCTTGGTCATGATGTTTATTTTATAAATGAAAAATCGACTAACCTTACTCATCAAAAAGTTCTTGAAATAAATCCAGATATAGTTCACCTGCACTACGGTAAGCATTGGGAAATGATGCCTCACCTCAAGTGTAAAAAAATTATTACAACTCATGACGGTAGTTTTATAAACAGCTTGCCTTTTCACGAAAAGTTGATAAGGGAGTTTTTTTATGACTGTAACTTTTTTTGCCTAACAACCTTCGAAGAAAACCTACTTTTAAAAGTTGGAATATCTCCTAGTAAAATAAACATATTGCCAAACGGAGTTTGTTTTTCTAAATTTAACAGGGTTAAAAAACAATACGTAGAGAACTCAGAGTATAGTATATGCTTAGGTAAGATAGATTCAAGAAAAAGGCAAGCTCAACTGCAAAGCCAAACATCGATGGTTAAGTATGTAGGATCTTGTTTTGATAGTGATTTCAATAAAGATGACCCTAATTACTTAGGTGCATGGGAATCTAAAAAAGTTAAAGAAGATTTGACTCATTATGCTAACTTGATACTTCTTTCGTCTTCTGAACTTCAGCCATTAGTATGTTTAGAGGCTATGTCTGCTGGTCTTGGGCTTGTAGTTACAGAAGCTTGTGTTCAAAATCTAGATACATCAAAGGATTTTATAACTGTTATTCCCGATGATAGGATAAATGACATAATTTATATTAATGATAAAATAGAAACAAACAAACATATTTCTTTAAACCAAAGAGATAGTATAGTTTCCTATGCAGAGTCTTTTGATTGGATGAACATAGCAAGAAAATTTGAAAACTTAATTGAAAAAATAAAATGAAAAACGTAGCACTTTGTTATTCTGGTCAAATTAGAGACTTTAAAAAATGCTTTGAATCACATGTAAGACATATTGTAGAGGCAAACCCAGAATATAATTTTTATATATTTTTTCACTCTTGGTCTGATAAATCTTTAGAAGGTAAAAGTCATTTTGGAGAAAGAACAGACAGGGGTTTTTATAAATCTAAAAACGTTTCTGACATTTTAGATGTTAATCCAGATTCTTTTCTTTTGGAGAAGCCTATATCTTTTAAAAGCGATTTAATCCCAGATCCAAGGTTCCCGCATCCTATTGAAAACACATTTTCTATGTTTTATTCAATTATGATGGCTAATAACTTGAAGATTTTATTTTCTCAAGCAAGAAATGTTGATTTTGATTGGTCCGTAAGGTTAAGAACCGACTTGTTTTTCACAAAAGATTTTAAAATTGATGATTACAACCAAGAGAACATGTATATTAATGATCAATTTGTTCATACTGAATACGCAGTAAACGATCTTTTTAGTTTTTCAAACAGTAAAGATATGGATGTTTATAGTCAAACGTTTGTCCGTATAGAATCTATGGTAGAAAATGGTTGTGCTGTTAATCCAGAATGTTTCCTTGGTTTTAATTTACATTGTTCTGATTTGTTTAATATTAAAAAAACGCCTCTACAAAACCACTACTACAAACTTTTTAGAGACTTATGATAAAATTAATAATATTTGATTTAGACGGTGTTTTAGTTGACGCTAAAGAAATTCATTACGATGCCTTGAACGAGGCTTTGGCTGAAGTCGGATCAGAATTTGTAATATCTGAACAAGAACATTTGAGTATTTATGATGGTCTCAAAACAACATCTAAGTTAAATATTCTATCAGAGAAAAAAGGATTGCCAGAAAAACTGCACAAACAAATTTGGCAAGGGAAACAAAGAATAACATCTAAAAAGATACAAGAATTAGAATTTAATCAAAATTTAATCTCAATGTTTAAGGGTTTAAGAGCTAAAGGTTTTAAGATTGCTTGTTGCTCCAACTCTATAAGAAGGTCTGTTATACTAATGCTTTCTAAAGTAGGCGTAATAGAGTACTTCGATCTTATAATCTCCAACGAAGATGTAAAAAATTCAAAACCTCATCCTCAAATGTATTGGGATGCTATGTCAATACTTGAAAAAAACCCAGAAGAAACATTGATAGTGGAAGATTCTCCACACGGACTACTAGCGGCTCAAAGATCTGGAGCTAAAGTGGTTAGGGTTAAAAATGCGAAAGACTTGACTTTAGAAAAAATAGAAAGAAACCTTTTGGAAACGAAAAACACAAATACAAATACAAAGTGGCAAGATAGGAAGCTAAATGTTCTTATTCCCATGGCTGGTGCAGGTAGTCGTTTTGAAAAAGCTGGCTATACATTTCCAAAACCTTTGATTGAGGTAGATGGCAAAGCAATGATACAAGTTGTCGTGGACAACTTAAACTTTGAAAGCAAGCATTCTTTTATAGTTCAAAAAAGTCATAGAGAAAAATATAACCTTGATTCAATGCTTGGCATGATTGCAGAAAAACCGAACATAGTAGAAGTCGAAGGAATCACAGAAGGTGCCGCTTGTACTACGCTGTTGGCTAAAGATATTATAAATAATGACAACCCTTTAATCATAGCGAACTCCGACCAATTTGCTGAGTGGGACACAAGTGAGTTTATGTATAAAATGCAAGAACAAGATCTTGATGCTGGGATACTGACCTTTAGGTCGACGCATCCTAAGTGGTCTTTTGCTAAAATTGATGAAAACGGTTTCGTTACAGAGGTTGCAGAAAAAAACCCGATATCAGATATTGCCACAGTTGGGATTTATTATTGGAAGAAGGGTTCTGATTATGTTAAATATGCAGAACAAATGATTAGTGAAAACAAAAGATTTAATAATGAGTTTTATGTTTGTCCAGTTTTTAATGAAGCTATAGCTGACGGCAAAAAAATAAAAACATTTAATATAGAAAAAATGTGGGGTTTAGGAACTCCAGAAGATCTCGATTTGTTTTTAAAAAATAAAATTTAGAATGCCTATTCTACGTAATATCAAATCATGAAGATAATATCGCACAGAGGGAACCTTAAAGGAGTAAACAAAGATACAGAGAACAATCCAGATCAAATCTTAAAATGTTTACAGCTTGGTTTTGATTGCGAGATAGATTTATGGCAAAAAGATTCCTGTTTTTTTCTTGGGCATGATTACCCTCAATACAAGATAGATTTTTCTTTTTTATACAATAAAGGTCTATGGATTCATTGCAAGAATTTAGAGGCTTTGGTTAACTGTCCTCCAAGCTGTAATTACTTTTGGCACGAAAACGACGACTATACACTAACATCAAAAAAAATTATTTGGACTTTTCCTGGTAAAAGAGTTGAAAAAAGATGTGTTATTGTAGATAATGATGTTAACTGGAAGGAAAAAAAATACAAATGCTTTGGCGTTTGCACAGACTACGTTTAAATGAAAAAAGTAATTATCACAGGTGTAACAGGACAAGACGGAAGCTTTATGGCTGACTACTTGTTGGAGAATACAGACATCGATATCATCGCAGGAGTGCGCCGACTTAGTGTTAAAAATCACGAAAACATAAAACACTTGTCTGACAACCCAAGATTTAGACTCATCGACCTTGACATAACTGACCAATCAAATGTCAATCGTGTTATCGAAGAAGAGAAGCCAGACTACTTTATTAATTTTGCAGCAAATTCATTTGTTGGTGTTAGTTGGGATATGCCAGAGAACCACATGAATACAAATTGCATGTCTGTATTGTACCAGCTTGAGGCTATCCGCAAATACTGCCCAGATTGCCGATACTACAATGCTGGCTCGTCTGAAGAATTCGGCGACGTAGTTACCGCTCCTCAGGACGAGACGCATCCATTGCGCCCCAGAAGCCCGTATGGAGCATCCAAAGCCTCCGCAAGACACTTGGTTAAAGTTTGGAGGGACTCTTACAATCTTTATGCAATACAAGGTTGGTTATTTAATCACGAAGGAACAAGGAGAGGTGAAGAGTTTCTTACCCGAAAAGTCACTAAAGGTGTGGCTGAGATATTTTTGAAAAACAGCATCGGAGATAGTTTCAAACCTATTGAGCTTGGAAACCTTGAAGCAAAAAGAGACTGGTCTGATGCGGAGGATTTTGTAGATGGTATTTGGAAGATGCTTAATCAAAAAGAGCCAAAGGAATATGTTCTAGCTTCTGGGGAGACCCATACAATCAGAGATTTTGTGGAAACTGCTTTTTCTTATGCTGGTTACGGTGCTGAAAAATGCAAATGGGTCGGTGAAGGTCTAGACGAGAAATATATCCACGGTGATAAATTACTTGTTGAGATTAATCCTAGATATTACAGACCTGCCGAAGTAGAGCTTTTATTAGGGGACCCTTCCAGAGCAGAAAAAGAGCTTGGCTGGATCAGAAAAACAAATTTCCAAGGGCTTGTTAAAAAGATGGTTGACACCGATATAAATATCGGATAAGGTCAACCTATGCCAAGAGGTAAAAAGCAATGCCCTTCATGCAAGGAGTTTACAGGCGTAAGGTCTGTATCTTGTTTGTGTGGGCATTTATTTGCTAAAGATAAGGTTAAAATTGAAAGCAAAGAAAAAAACATAAACAAAAGATCCGTTCTTTATCGTTTAGTAGAAGTGCCAGAAAAACAAAAAAGATTTTTCTTCGCAAGGGAAATGAAGATGTTAAATTCTTTGTGCGAAAGGTATTCTCTTGAGTTTATGAATATAGTTAATTTCGGTAAGAAATTTGATTCCTTAGCTTACTTGACAAGCCCTAAGCTTAGGGGTAAACTAGATGAGAAATTCAGAGCATTTAATTATAAGTTTGACAACAATAAATATCCAGAGTATAATATTGGAGAAAAGGTCGGAGAAGATCAAATAATAACGAGAACAAAAAAAACAACAAAGAAATTTTTAGATGAATAAAGAAGAACAACAACAAGACTCAATCAATTTATTAGACAGATTCCTTAAGGCAAACAAGGATGATCACTATAACTTCGAAGAAGAGATAGATTATAAAGTATCTAGCGGATCTCTACAATTCGACCTTCAGCTTGGAGGCGGCTTTGGGCCTGGACTCCATAGATTTTGTGGTATGAATGAAGGAGGCAAGACATCAGAGGCTTTAGAGGTTATAAAAAACTTTCTATCTACAATACCTAGATCGAAAGGTGTTTACATAAAAGCAGAAGGAAGACTGTCTAAAGAGATGAGAGAAAGATCTGGTCTTGAATTTGTTTTCAGCGCAAAAGACTGGGTGGATGGAACTTGTTTTGTATTTGAATCTAATATTTATGAAACAGCTGTAGATTTAATGAGGCAACTTGTTGCGGACAATGAAAACGACACAAAGTATTGTTTTGTTCTTGACTCTGTAGATGGACTGATACCGAAGAATGATATGGATAAGGGGTTTGAGGACTCTTCTAAGATTGCTGGTGGGGCCGTAATTGCAGGTACTTTTATGAAGAAAATGTCTATTGCTTTGGCGAAGCGAGGTCACATGGCAATATTTATTTCTCAAGTCAGAGCAGATATCAAATTAGATCCTTATACAAAGGCCCCCATTAGACAAACCAGCGCTACAGGAGGCAACGCACTACTTCACTTTGCTAATTGGATTATCGAATTTGAACCAAGATTTAATAAGGATGTTATACTTCAAAACTCTTCTATTAAAAAAATGGACATGAAAAAAAATCCAATTATTGGCCACTTTGCTGTTGTCACAGTTAAAAAGTCACCCAACGAAAAAACAAACTCTAGAATAACCTACCCCTTGAGGTATGGCCGTAAAGGAGGAAACTCTATATGGATTGAAAAAGAGATTATTGATTTGATGTATGCTTGGGAGTTCCTTAAAAAAGGGGGAGCTTGGATATCCGCTACAGAAGACTTTAAAGAACTGCTCATTGAAAACGAACTTGAGTTTCCAGAAAAAATACAAGGAGAGAACAACCTGTTTAAATTGATTGAAGACGACGACAAACTTTCTGACTTCTTGATTAAATATTTTAAAAATGCGATAGCAGAACTGACATGAAATTCTTGGATCCATATGGAAAACCAAGAAATTTAAAAGGAGCAAAAAAATACCTAATTGATTGGAATGCACTTAGCAGAAGCAAGTTCCAAAATAAAGTTAAAGATTTTTTAAAGCCTTACTGGAAGCATGATGTAGTTTTTGAAGAATTCAGAATAGTCGGAACAAGACTATCCTTAGATTTTTACAACGCCAATAAAGGCATCGCAGTTGAAGTCCAAGGTGATCAACATATTAGGTATGTTAAACACTTTCACAAAAACAGGCTTAAATATTTAGATCAACTAAAAAGGGATCAAAAGAAGTTTGACTTTTGCGAGATTAATGATATAAAGCTTCTAGAAGTTTATACTACGGACGAAATAAACGCATCACTTTTCAAAGACCAGGATATTAATTTATGAGCAAAGAAACAGAAGAAATAGAATTCTCCATACCAGAAAATTTTATAGATAAAATTTATGAGTTTAGCGGCGGGGCAGATAAAAACAAAGGTATGATATTGGCTTTGTGTACTGAAAATGGAAGCCCTACAATATATTCAAGGCACGATTCAACTATTATAGAGCTAGGATTAAGAAAAGCTTTAGAAAATTTTCTTTCTGACATGTCTTCTTCAATAGAAACCATCAACAATAACAATTAGTGATTTATAATTTAGAACTAGAGAAGCAGCTTTTGGCTGGCTTAATCAAAGATTCAGACTCTTTCTCAGACATATCTGATTTTATTGATAGCAGTGATTTTTATTCAGAGGAATCTAATCTTCACAAGACCATCTTTACTGTCATCAAACAGGCTCATCAGTCTGGTGATCAGGTCGATGAGATAATCGTGGCTGGCAGGATATCTAGTATAGGTTTGTCTTTTGAAGATAATCTTAATCCGTCTGATTATATTAAATCTTTAGCCTTAAGGAGAGTGCCTGAAGGAAACGTTTTAAAAACAGCTAAAGAACTTAAAAAAACATCAGTAAGAAGAGGTATATATAAAGCGGCTCAAGAGGTTGCAATGGAGATGAAGAAGATGTCTCCAGAGATACCTTATAATGAGATTGTTGAAAAAGCAGATCATGTTTATAATTCTAAAATAAATCTTTACGAGGCTGGAGATAATCTCCCAGAAAATATTTATGATGAGATGGAGGATCTTGTTGAAGAGCGGGGCAATAATCCCGTTGTCGAATTTGGAATGATGGGTCCGCACCCAACAGTAAATAAAATTTATGGATCTCTTTTAAGGCCAGGAAATATTACTGTTATTGTCGCTAGATCTGGGGTTGGAAAAACTCAGTTCTGCATGGATTATGCTACCAAAGTAAGTTTAAAGTATGATGTTCCAGTGCTTCATTTTGATAATGGAGAGATGAGCAAAGAAGAGTTAATAATGCGTCAGTGCGCTTCTTTATCTGGCGTTCCTATGCATTTATTGGAAAGTGGTAAGTGGAGGCAAGCTGGAGAAGAGGTGGTAGCAAAAGTAAGAAGTGTTTGGCCAAAGGTTAAAAATCTTAAATTTTATTACTATAACGTAGGAGGCTTAGATGTAGATTCAATGGTTAATACATTAAAGCGTTTTTACTTCTCAAAAGTGGGAAGAGGTAATAAGATGATATTTTCTTTTGACTACATCAAGACTACTAGTGAATCATCGGCAAACAAAAACGAGTGGCAGATCGTTGGAGAGATGGTGGATAAATTCAAAAAGTGTGTGCAAAAAGAAATCCTTCATGAAGGAGAACCCATCATTCCTATGATAACTTCTGTTCAATCCAATAGGCTGGGTATTACAAACAACAGGAATGCTCAGAATGTAGTGGATGATGAAAGTACTGTATCCCTTTCTGACAGAATCATTCAGTTTTGCTCTCACATGTTTATACTTCGTAGTAAAACAGCTGATGAAATTGAGATAGAGGGTTCTCATTTTGGAACTCACAAGCTTGTTGGAATTAAATCGAGACACTTGGGCAAGGACATAGCTGGAGCTTTAGAGCCTATTCAAGTTGGAGATTCCTTAAGGAAAAACTTTATAAACTTAAACTTCGCTAATTTTAATATTTCAGAACGTGGTGATCTTAGGGATATAGTTAGATCCGTTAATGGCGGCGCTGATATCGATGGGTCAGAGCCAGGCGAACTACCAGATTTTGACCAACTGTAATAAAATGAAGCAAATATTAGAGGAGCTTGGTTACAATCTTGTTGATTGCGGAAACCATTGGAGGACTAGTGCTCTATATAGGTCTGGGGATAATCAGACTGCTCTAAGAATATATAAAAATACTGGAGTTTGGATAGATTTTATTCATGGAAATAAATCTAAACCTTTTGAGGCTTTAGTTAAACTTACTCTAAAAGACGATAAAAAGAAATTAAATTCTGTATTGAGATCGATAGAATCAAACGTATCAGATTTCACAGAATACAAACAGAAAGCACTCATAGAAATGGAAAAAGTATACGATGAATCAATTTTACAAAAGTTATTTCCTAATTATAATTTTTATTTGCCCAAAAAAATATCAGAAGAAACTCAAAAATCATTTAGAGTTGGTCTCGCTGGTTCGGGACAAATGTACAGGAGAATGGTTTTCCCTATTTATAACGAACATTCTCAGATAGTAGGTTTTTCTGGAAGAAGGGTGGACGAAAATAACTTTGCAAAGTGGAAGCATTTGGGTAAAAAAAATAATTGGATATATCCAGCTTATATACCGAATGAAGAAACTGTAGATTCCATTATAAATGAAAAGCGTTCGGTATATCTTACTGAAAGTATAGGAGATGCAATGTCTTTATATCAAAACGGAATAAAAAACGTTTTAGTTGTTTTCGGTTTATCAATAAGCCCATCTCTTATATCTTATTTGTCAAGCAAGGTTTTAGATGAAGTTATAATTGCTGGAAACAATGATTTCGATTCTAAAGAGAATAGAGGTTTAATTGGGTGTGTTAAAAACTACCTAAAGCTTTCTCGTTACTTCGACCTAGAAAACTTAACCATTAAACTTCCGCCAAAGGGTTTTAACGACTTTGGCGACGCAAATGAGTCTTCTGCTAACTTCTCTTCTTGGGAAGAAAAAGAAACAGACAAAATCAAACAAAGACTATTTATTTCGAATTTCGTTAAAAACAATAAAAACAATTTCTCTAAGTTAGACTTAAAGAAAGCTGCTAAATTAAATGAGTGAACCAATAACAACATTGTCGGCAAGCAGAATCAAAACAGCAGAAAGTTGTTCTTGGCTTTACTGGTCTAAGTATAAACTAAAGCTTCCAGACAGGAGTAATGATGGAGCTAGAAGAGGTTCTATTTGTCACTTAATTTTTGAAGTTTTGGGAGAAAAAAGAAGAAGACATTACTTTGACGAAATTATCCGTACTCTTGATGTATTCAGTGTTCCGTCTATAAAAAGGCTAATAATGAAACATGCGATAAGGGAGGGCGTTGATGATAAAGATAACGTTCAGATGATGAAAGAGATGACCCTTAATGGTTTGATGTATGATTTTTTTGGAGATACAGAAGTAGATCCTACTGAAGAGCATTCAGAAAAAGACTTCCACATCGTAGTTAATGACGGTACAGTAAAATATAAAATCAGAGGGTTTATTGATAAACTTTTTCTTTATAAAGATAAAAAATTCGCTTTAATTAGAGACTTTAAAACAAGCAAGGAAACATTCAAAGGTAAGGATGCAGAAGACAACATGCAGGATCTAATGTATAGTCTTGCTGTTAAGCATCTATTTCCAGAGTACGAAACAAAACAAAGTGAATTTTTGTTTCTTAAGTTTGACTTAATACCAGATGTCAAAAAAAGCGGCATAGTAAGAATGAAGCCTCTTGATGAACATGATCTCCACGGTTTCGAACATCATCTTACTGAGATTCAAGAGTATCTAGATAATTTTAATGAAGAATCTGCTACAAAGAACATGGCGGCTTACAAAGGTTTCCCTAGCGATGGTTCTTTTAGTTGCAAACTTCTTTGTGGTTTCGCTAAAGAAAAGGGACAACTTAAAAAAGATGGCACTCCAATGTGGTATTGTGGAATGAAGTTTGATTTCTTTTATTATGACATTAGAGATTCAAATGGCAACTTTGCAAAATCTTGTTTTGACGATGAGTTTTCAGAAGAAATGGTTCCAGAAGGAGGTTCATATGAAATGAAGTATTATCCTGGTTGCCCTGCACATTCATCTTGACAAACTTATGATTTATGCTAATATCATAACATGATCAAGCCGATATTTACTTCTTGCTACTCTACAGGTAAAAGTATACTAACTTTAAACAACTCTGAATCGGATGAGGGTCCAGACTCAATAATTTCAATCTGTAAAGAGGAAGGTTTAAAAGATCTAGTTCTTGTTGAAGACAATCTAACAAGCTTCATGAAAGCTTTTCATGTCTGCAAAGAAAACGACATTAGATTGACTTATGGATTAAAGATTAATCTTTGCAATAACTCTGAAAGCGAAAATAAAGATGACTCCCATAAGGCTGTAATTTTTGCTTTAGACGACGAAGGTTGTAAGCTTTTAAACAAGATTTATTCTTTTGCTTTCACTGAGTGTGGTGGCAAAATTAATTATGATAACCTAATAAGGTTCTGGAATAACAAACATCTTTCTTTTGTTGTTCCTTTTTATGGTAGTTTCATACATGAAAATAACTTCTTTCTAAAAAACTGCATACCTTATTTAGAAGGCTTAAACCCTAGGTTTTGGATAGAAAGAAATAACCTCCCTTTTGATTCTCTTCTAGAAGATAAGGTTAAATCTTTTGTCGACGGCAAATACCCTATAAGCTTAGTCAAAACAATCAAATACAAAAACAAAGAGGATGTAGAAGCATTGCAAACTTATAAAGTTCTGTGTAATAGATCTTTTGGTAGGCAAGCAACATTGTCTAATCCAAACTTAAGTCATTTTGGTAGTGATGAGTTTTGCTGGGAGTCTTACAAAGAACAAGTTTAATTATGAATGAATCACTTCTTAGGTTTAAAAGAAACCAAAAATATATCATATTTGATACAGAAACTGAAGGCTTGAATCTAATCAAGTCTAAGCCTTGGCAAGCAGCTTGGATTGTTGTTGAGGGAGACAGAGTTATTAAAAAATACGATAAACTTATACATTGGGACGACTTAAACGTTTCTCCAGACGCTGCAAGAATAACTGGTTTTGATAAAGAGTATTACAAGAACAATTCGGAACCAGCAGATAAAGTTTGGAGCGAGTTCTCAAAATACCTTTATGATGATGACTATTTAATCGTAGGGCAAAACCTTCTTGCTTTTGATGTTTATATGGTTGATGTATGGAGAAATCTTATTGGGGAAAAACTAGATCAATCTTATATCAAGAGAATCATTGACACTAAAGCTATAGCTACGGCCATAGCTAAAAACGCCCCAGTGGATAAAGATAATTTTATTTACTGGCAATATAAATGGCTAAACTTTAGGGAGAGAGGTTTAAAAACTTCTCAGTTGACTCTGCTTAAAAAATATGATATTACTTTTGACCAGAAACGTTTACATGATGCTCTTTATGACATCGAAATGAACTTCCAAATATTTAGAAGACAAATTTTAGAAATTGAAATATGAACTATCAAACGCCATTCCCAGTAGGAGTTAAGCTCCCAGAAATCGAAGTTCCTGATAAAACTTTAAAAGATTTAGATCTAGACTCTAACGCTTCTAGTTTTGATATTCTAAAACAGCTTTGCAGAAAGGGTTTGAGAGAAAGAGGCATAACTAAAAAAGAAAACAGATCTGAGTATTACAAAAGAACAGAAACTGAACTGGAAATTTTAGAGGAGCTTGGTTTTGTCGATTATATACTTTTGAATTGGGACATACTTGACTTTTGTAAATCTAAAGATATCCCAACTGGTGCTGGCAGAGGTAGCGCTGCTGGAAGCTTGGTTCTTTACCTGCTTGGGGTCACCAATATTGACCCTATTAAATACGAGCTTTTCTTTGAGCGTTTTGTTTCTAAGAGTAGGGCTAAAAAAATAGAGCATAACGGAGTAACTTATTTAGATGGTTCTCTTTTGGCTGATGTGGACAACGATATATCCTATGATAGAAGAGTTGAAGTTATTGAATACATTGAAAAAAAATATAAAGGAAAAACATCTAAGATTTTAACCTTAAATACTTTAAGTTCTAAGCTTTGTGTTAAAGAATGTGGCAAAATCGTTGATGGTTTATCCGAGATAGATGTTAATCAAATTAGTGACACTATACCAAAACACTTTGGGAAGGTAGCAAAGCTTTCGCAAGCTTACGAAGAAAGTGAAAGTTTCAGAGTTTATGCTGACAAGTACAAGAAGTCATTTAAAATATCAAAAAAACTAGAAGGTTTAATAAAGAATACTGGAGTCCATCCTTCTGGAATATCGATTAGCTATTATAATCAGACAGACATAATGCCTCTTCAAAAAACAAATGAAGGAGCTTTAGTGTCTGGTTATGATATGGATGACGTAGCAAGCCTTAGTGTTAAGTTCGATATACTTGGACTGAGGACGCTTTCAGTGGTTCATGACGTATGTAACCAAATTGGCATCAAAGCCTGTGACATCGACCCTAGCGACGAAAGCATCTATGCAGCGTTAGCTTGTCTCCAACAACCTAAAGGATTGTTTCAGATCGAAGCGGAAGTAAACTTCAAGGTTTGTAAGCAAGTCGCGCCCAGAAACCTTGAGCAATTGTCTGCCGTTGTCGCTATAGCTCGTCCAGGGGCTTTGGATTTCAAAGATAGTTATGCTGAATATGTAAGAACTGGAGAGTTCAATTGTGTGCATGAATTTTTTGATGATATACTTAGTTATACAGGAGGCATTCCTCTTTACCAAGAGCAGTTAATGAAGATGGCTGTTAAAGTTGGCTTTAGTCTTGATGAGTCAGAGCAACTTAGAAGAATAGTAGGAAAGAAAAAGGTTGAGGACATGCCAGCATGGAAAGCTAAAATTGAAGAAAAAATAAAAAGTAACAATTTAGATCCAGTAATAGGAGAAGTCTTATGGAAGGTTGCTGAAGACTCAGCTAACTATTCGTTTAATAAGTCTCATAGTATATCGTATGCATATTTAGCCGCACTTACAGTTTACCTTAAGTTTAATTACCCACAAGAATTCTTCTTAAGTTTATTGAAAATGGCGAGATTCGAGCCAAATTCTCATGATGAGATTACAAGTATTGCTCAAGAGCTTTCTTTTTTTGACATAAAGCTACTTCCTCCAGATTTAAATCTGTCAGGTTTTGATTTCAAAATTGAAGGTAAAAACATTAGATATGGATTAAATTCAATTAAAGGTGTTTCAGATAAAGTTATGGAATCGCTGGTTGAGTTCAGAGAAGGATCTTTTAAAAACAAGTATGATGTATTTATCACGGCAAAAGATTGCGGTGTTAATATAGGAACTATGTCTGCGTTTGCCCAAGCTGGTCTTCTTGATTCTTTTGTTGATAAAGACAGATGTAGATTAGTTCTTGAGGCTCAAACATTCAATATATTAACTGACAGAGAAAAAAGAAATGTAATAGAACTAGGACCTAAATTCAACTATGATATCCTAAATACAATTCATGATTGCAGGTCTGAGACCACACCCGCTGATGATGGTAGAGTTCTTTTTTCAGACAAAAGATTTAACACCTTTAAGAAAAAGTATGATCCATATAAAAGCATTTACGAACAAAACACAAGCCACTTAAAGTTTGCTAATTGGTTTTTTGAGACCAAACTACTTGGATATAGTTATTCTTATAACGTAAGAGAGATATTTAGTAGCGGCGATGAAGAGTCTTTTCAGACATCTGAGGAGATCAGGCTTTCTCAAGCAAGAAGAACTGTTAAATTTGTGGGTATTATTGCAGATATAAGCAGGAGGACAAGTAGAAATGGAAATAAGTATGCTAGGCTTGATATAAATGATGAACTTGGAACTGTTTCTGGATTATTTATGGATTCAGACAGACAAGAAAGGTTGACAGACTACCTAAATTGTGGTAATAAGTTGCCGAAGAAAGGTGACGTTGTTATAGTTGTTGGTGATACCGCTGACGATTTGATATTCATCAACACCCTTCGTCCATTAAGAGAAAAAATTTATATGAAACTTTCAGAACTAAAATGAGTGTAAACAACAACGTGATATTTAAAGACTTTAACCTTACCCCTAGAGCAAAAAAAGCATATACAGATGCTTATTCAGTTTCAAAAGAACTTGGGCATAAAAACATAACTAACTTGCACGTTTTATATGGCTGTTTAAAAAATGCATCTACAGAAATCACCAATTTTTTAATGATTAATGGCTTCATGATAAATCATCATGAAGCTTTAGATATTATAAAAGAATCTGCTGAAAAAGATAGCAAGCATTTTTTTGTAAATAAAAACTCTGACCCTTGGAATAAAGAAGTAGTTTATACAATTGGAGAAGCTAACAAAATATCTCATAAGTTAGATCAACACTATATAGGTGTAGAGCATATAATCTTAGCTTTATTAAATACATCTGTACATGTATCTGAATGTATTAGTGATAATATTTTAGAGTACGAATCTTTTGTAGAAAAACTAGCTATTTTTGTTAATGGTGATTTTGATCTGTCTGAAGAGGACAATTCATATTTTGGAATGGAAGATTTAGTTGATGAAGTTCAAGTTTTGGAAACTTATAACGAACAAGAAGAAGAAACTCCAGATTTTGTAACTCATTTAAACAGTGTTTATATGGAGGGCGGACTTCCAGATGTCTATGGCAGGGACGATGAGGTATCGCTGCTTATAGAAACAATATCTAAAAAAAATAAAAGCAATGCAATATTAACTGGTAATGCTGGTGTTGGAAAAACAGCGATTGTAGAAGCTCTTGTTGCTAAAATATGCAAAGCAGAAATACCATCTAATATGTTTGGTATGGAAATACTTAGCGTCAATATAGGATCAATGCTTGCTGGTACTCAGTATAGAGGTCAATTCGAGCAAAAGTTTAAATCTCTATTACAGATGGCTAAAAAGTCTACTAATACAGTTTTATTTTTTGACGAGATACATACTATATTTGGAGCAGGAGGCAACCAAGAAGGTAGCATAGATGCAGCGAACATGATGAAACCTTATTTAGCTAGAGGAGAAATTAAATGTATAGGAGCTACAACAACTGAAGAATATAATAAAATATTCAAAAAGGATAGCGCGATGAAGCGTAGATTCTTTGAGGTTAAAGTAGAAGAGCCTACAAAAGATGAAACAAAACAAATACTTTACAAATGCAAAAGCAAGTATGAAGAATTTCACAACGTAATTTTCACTAAACCCATTATAGATTGTGTTGTTGATTTTTCTTCTAGTTTAATTAGTAATAAAAAGTTTCCAGATAAAGCTTTTGATATAATAGACCAAGTTGGATCTAGAGTTAAAATTAAGAACTCAAAGCCTTGTAAAGATATAATGGATAAGCACGACGATCTAATAAAATGCTTAACAGAAAAAGAAATCAGCGAAACTTTAATAAAAGAAAAACTAAACTACTTTCTTGATGATCTAGATGGCGTCAGGAATAACAAAGATGTAAAACCTATAAAAATAAAGAAAGAAGATATAATTGATGTTATAGCTGAACATGCAAAAATTTCAGCTGATCAAGTTAAATCTGGAAGTCAAAACTTCACTTCTTTCTCTTCAAGGATTAAAAAAGAAGTATTCGGTCAAGATAAAGCAATAGATACTATTACAGACTTACTTTCTTGCGCTAAAGCAGGTTTAACAGAGGAAAACAAACCTTTAGCTAGCATGTTTTTTGTTGGGCCTACTAGTGTTGGTAAAACTTACACGGCTAAAAAAATAGCAAAAAACTTTTTTGGTAATGAAAAAGCTATTCTCCAAATCAACATGAGCGAGCTTTATGATAAGACAGGAATTAGTAAACTTATTGGTTCTAACTCTGGCTATGTTGGTTACGAAGAAGGGGGCTTATTGACTAATTTTGTTAAAGATAATCCCAACTGTGTCGTTTTGTTTGATGAGGTTGAAAAAGCTGACCCTCAAATACTAAATATATTGCTTCATCTTCTAGATGAAGGTTACGTGGAGGATAACAAACATGAAAAAGTAGACTTTTCTAAATCTATAGTAATACTTACTAGTAATATAGGTCATAAAGAAGTTAAAAAAAGAAGTATGGGTTTTGTCCAAAATGATGAGAGCGAAGAGGATTCTTATAAAAACTCCGTAAAAAAAGAATTAAAACCAGAACTGTTAGCAAGGATAAATGATGTTTTGGTTTTTGATGAGCTATGCGACTCTGACATGAAAAGAATCATAAAACATGAGGTTGATAAAGTTAAAAACAAGTTGCACGATAGAGGTCTTGAAATAAACGTAAAAGCATCATCAATTAACTGCATTTTTCAGGATATTACTAATAAGAAAATGCATGCAAGAGATATAAAAAGGTATATCTACGATAAAATCCACATACCATTGGCTAAAATAGTTATTTCAAATTCTAAAAAATCACAAATAACAATAAAAGATGTTGACAATCAGATCAAGATAGTTTAATATATATGAATATGAGTACAAGAACACAAAACCAAATTATGAAAGCCATCCGTTCAAGTAAAGGTCGTTATTTCGGTCTATACACAAAATCGGGAAAAGCTATTAACGCTCAGTTCGTTTCTGAGACGGCATCTTACATCAATGTATACGACAGAAACAGCGGATCTCGCACCAAGCTGGCAAAAACAAGTGTCACTGGCATCCGTTTGCAGGGCAAGAAAATAGGTACAGCTTCATAAATATATAGAAATATATAGAAAAAAACAGCCCTTCTGGTATAATTAGTTGTATGAATACTTCTCAACTATTTACTGGGAGGGCTTTTCTTTCTGAAAAAAAAGAAAGCCTTTTTTACACACATAAATACAGTTCTATCATAAATGAAATAATTAAAAAATCAAATTTAAATTTTAAATGCCATAGAATCAAAGAGTTATATAGCAATGAAAATTTCGACAGCTATCTATTGGAAGATTCAGAATATCTTTTTAAGAGTAAGCTAAATAAAGACGGAAAGAACTCTGTTTCTAGAAAGATTAAAATTAAATTATCCCTTGATGAAAATTGCGAAGAATTAATAAGAGAGTCTGATTTTTTAAACCAAAATGAAAACTTATTTACAGAAAAAATAATTTCTCATGGTGTGTTAGACGGTAAAGTGAAAGTAAGATATTTGCTTGTTTCTCATGAAATTGCTGACTCCTTAAAAGATTTAGGTAGATATATCATTTTTGAAAATGTGGTAAGTTTCATTTTTACATTTTTAGCTTTTTCTGGTTTAAAATGTAAGACATCTTTCAAGAAGCATTACAACTCTTTCTTTAAAGATAGATCTCCATATAAATTTTCTAAATTTATAAAAGAGTCAATAGAGGTTAACTATGGATTAAAAGATGTTAAAAGTGTTTTTTCTTCCTTGAAAGACTTTTGTCAAAAAAATTACGAAGAAGATGTTTTTAAAGGCAATTCAGTATGCCATGGTTCTTTGTCTAAGGAAGATATAATCTTTAGAGATGGATGGTTTAAGTTTATAAACTGCAGCAAAACCTTCAAAAGCAACAAGCTATTTGATGTTGCTTTTTTTGCCTTGAACTCTGGATTTAAACAAAACGATGTAGATTTTATCTTATACCATTATTCCCTAGCTACAAAAATAGATATTGCTATAGTTGAAAAAGATTTTGAAAAATGTATGAAGGTTGCAGTATGTATGTTTTACACTGATATAATGCACTCTTATATAATTGAGACTTGCGTGTTTTTAAGTAAAAGAGAATCTACAGTATTAGATTTAATAGAGTCATTTTCAAAATCTTTTTATTGGCTGGAAAAATTTGATATTATTCCTGAATATAGAAACATTATATCAGATATATTATCTGAACCTATTATATCCAACCAAGTTGATGTGTCTTCTCCTCCAAATGACATTGTAGTTCCAGACAGATTAACTGAAGAAAAAAAAGCTAACAAACCGAAAGTTAATGCTTCTCTCAATAAAAACGAAAACGGTGATCTTTATATTGATATTTCATGGTCTTATGTAGACGAATTTTCTAAATATTTTTGTTATGTTTTGAAACCTAATGGTAAAACAAAACAATATAAAAATTCTGAATGTATTAATATTAAATATAAAGACATTGATGTTTTAGGCTCTTATGGAATTGGGGTTAAAACAATTGGTGGTGAAAAAACTGCAGATTCTGACTTTGAAGTAGTAACATTGGATGTTTTAAATATTTAAGTAGAAAAGTATCATGATTCGCCTATCATAATAGGTATGATTAACTTTTATAAACCTAACTCGCAAAGCACAGGTTGTGCTTTTGGCTTTCGCATGGGGACTCAAGGGAAAAACTATGAGCCTTGTGTATATATGACCGCTGTGAAACAGTACTCCTGGGATTCTAGTAAAAAAACTGGATCTTTTTCTGGCAATCATAAAAATCCAGAAAAATCACTATCTGTTAAATTCAATGAAATAGAAATTAGTGGATTTATATATGCTGTAGAAAAGTATGAAAAGTTTAGTGCTTATCACACTTTTGACGACAATTCTACATCTATCATGTTTAGTCCTTATAAGAAAAAAAGCGGAGAAGACGCCTTTTCTTATACTGTGACAAGAAACTCTTCAAATAAATTTGGTATGGGAGTTGAGATGTCTGAGGCTTACCTAATGTGCCAATTTTTTAAACACGCTTTAGATAAAATTTTCTCCTATAGAATAGAAGCGAACAAAAAATAAAAAATGAGAAAAAAAAGAATACTTATCCATTCTAATTTCTGCAAAGCTTTTACTGGTTTCGGGAAAAACCAAAAAAACATTTTAAAATATCTTTATAAAAGCGGCAAATACGAAGTTTTCGAGGCCGCAAACATGAAATTGCACAACGATCCAAGTTTAAGCTATTTACCTTGGAAGTGTTACGGAACGATACCTGAAAACTACCACTCTTTAGATGAAGCTAGCAAAAAAGAAGCTGGATATGGAAGTCTTTTGATAGATGAAATAGTAAATGAAGTAAAGCCAGATATATATATTGGGGTTGAAGACATTTGGGGTTTCACGAACTACCATCATAAACCTTGGTGGAATAAGATAAAGTGCATGGTTTGGACTACTCTTGACAGTCTCCCCATTTTACCTCAAGCTGTTGAATACGCACCTAAAATAAAAGATTATTATGTCTGGTCTAGCTTCGCTGAAAAAGCCTTTAAAGAACTAGGTTATGATCACATTAAAACATTAAGAGGTTCTCTTGATACAGATCATTTTTTTAGATTAGATGATGAAAAAAGAAACATCTTAAGATCTTATCATGACGTAAATAAAGATGATTTTGTAGTTGGCTTTGTATTTAGAAATCAGCTAAGAAAGTCTGTTCCGAATTTACTTGATGGGTTTAAAATGTTTAAAAAAACTTGCAACAAAGCTAAGTTGCTTCTACATACTCACTGGGGCGAAGGTTGGGATATACTTAGACTTCTTGAGGAAAAAAAAATAAACAGGTCCGATATTTTAACTACTTATTTTTGCCCTTCTTGTAATTCTTACAAAGTTAAAACTTTTACAGGTCAAAATCAAAAATGTGAATCATGTGGAAGTGATGATTTTAACACTACAAATGTAAAAAACGGAGTTTCGGAAGAGCAATTAAACGAAGTTTATAATTTAATGGATGTATATTGTCACCCTTTTACTAGTGGTGGTCAAGAAATTCCAGTTCAAGAAGCAAAACTCACAGAACTTATTACATTGGTTACAGACTATTCTTGTGGAGAAGATAGTTGTAGTGAAGAGAGCGGTGGTTTGCCGCTTAGTTGGCATGAATACAGAGAACCAGGAACTCAGTTTATAAAAGCTTCTACAGACGCTGACAGCATAAACCAAATGCTGGACACGGTTTTTAACATGTCGAAAGAAGAACGAAACCTTACTGGTAAAAAGTCAAGGCAATGGGTTATAGACAATTTTTCAATAGAAGTTATCGGCAAAAAACTGGAAGATATAATTGACTCTACTCCTTATTTAGGAGATGACGTAGACATTAAAAACAATCACTACAATGAAATGTATAAAATGCCTCAAAATCTATCTAACGAGGATTTTATTATAGATTTATACAAAAACATACTTAATGATGATGTAGATCATTATAACGATGGATATAAAACATGGCTGGCAAAACTCAGCAAACAAGAGATAAACCAAAACAATCTTTATCATCATTTTATACATGTAGCTAAAAAACAAAACTCAAAAACTACAAATGTATTTGAAGATTTCCTATCTAAAGATGATAAAGGTAAAAGAGTTGCTATTATCATCCCTGAAGCAGCAACAGACGTTTTGCTTATAAACTCATTGATAAAAAACCTACAAAAGAAACATAAAGGCCACAACATTTATGTTTTTACAAAGCCAGAATACTTTGAGTACATTGAAGATAATCCTTATGTATATAGATGTCTTCAATATGCAGCTGCTTTAGACAACCCAATGTCTATGGAAGGCTTTAGTAAGCACGAAGGCTTCTTCGAAGCTGCTTATTATCCATCTACTACTACTCAGAAAGTTCCATGCTACATACATAACGGAAAATAAAAAAATGTCACATATATTAACAGAATACTCAAAAAATCTAGAAGTAAAACCTTCCTCGGTTGTGGTAAACAAACATTTTTATCCAGTAATACCAGAAAATTATATAGTAATATACAACGAACAAGACGTAGATTCAAAGTGTTATAACTATTATTCTCTTGTTGTAGATTTAATAAGAACCGACCTAAATAAACAAGATTTAAAAGTTGTTGTTATAGGTTCTGAAAGTAATATTACAGATAGGTCTGATTATTCTTACCCAGGATTGAGTTTTAGGAAAAATGCATACATAGTATCTAAGGCTAAACTTTTAATTTCTGTTGATAATGCTATAACTCAATATGCCAGCAGTCAAGATGTGCCTATAGTGAATCTTTATGGTAATATATACCCATCAATAACAACTGCTTTTTGGTCTAGCAAAAAGAATAAAATAGATCTAGAGCCAGATTGGGACGTCAAACCTTGCATGTCTGTATCTGATCCAGACCAATCTATAGACAAGATCAAAGCGGAGAGGGTTGCAATTTCCTGCTTAAAGCTGCTGCATCAATCTAAAACAGGAGGCAAAAAAACTTTTTTACAAAATATAAATTTTAAAACAAAATTAATAAATAAAAATAAATCTAGCTGTATAGATGTTATTCCTAGCAACTATGTCAATAGTCATATTTTTGATGATCAAGTTTTAAATATAAGATTGGACCTAGGAAAGATTCAAGAAGATGATTTCTATAAGTATCTAAGTAATCATAAATGTTCTATAATACTCAAGGACTCTTTCTTGCAGATAGACTCTATAAAACGTTTTGCTGAAAACATAAAAGATATTAAAGTGATAACAACAGAAAAACCTGACACTATACCAAGTAAATATTTTTCCATACTTAAATCTTTAGGTATAAACTTTTCTTTTTTGGTTAAAAACAAAGAAATTTTAGATGATATAAGATTCGAATATTTTGACGAGGTCGTAGAATGTTACGACCCTCCAACAAAAAAACCTGAATTTGTTGGAGCAGAAGACTACTTCTTTTCTTTTAAATACGTAGTTGAAGGAGGTAAAGTATATAATTCTACATATCACTGGAAAAAAAATCTTGACTCTGAAGATAATATAGTCGATAATCCTGATTACTGGGAAGAACTAGATTACTTTTATATTTATGAACAAAAAAGAGGACAAAAATAAAGCAGTTAAAAAATCTGCAAAAAAAGCTGTAAAAAAACAAACAGCCAAGAAACAAGCGGCTAAAAAATTATATGGCCCAGATCTTTACAAGAGAGATGGACATGGCCTTCTTGAATGCGTTGATTATATTTTTAACGAAGATGGCTCTGTTAATTGGAGGGCTATGATTAAACCAGAATTTCTTTATCCAAATAAGGGTTGGTTTGAAATGCGTGGACAACAAACCCCTACATCTACAGAAGGACTCAGAGACAATCAACTACTGATTATGCTTGGAGGAATTAAAGATTTGGCTAAACTTAGAGGTTTTCATGCTGTTGCTTATGATGCGAGAAACGTAGAAGATGGTTATGTTACGGCTCGTTGTGATATTGAATGGATTGGCAATTATGAATCTTCCAACAAAATCGTTTCTTACGAAGATTATGCCAACGCATCTTTAGAAAACACAGACGCCTTTTGCGAAAAATTCCTAGAAACCATTGCGTGTAATAGAGCTTTTGTTCGTTGTGTACGAAACTTTTTAAACATTAATATTGTAGGTGCTGATGAAATTGATAAGTCTGAAAACACAAAGACCTCATCTAAATCGTCTGGCGAAAACTTCGCCCCTATAACTCCCTCTGGATTGCTTGAGAAGACCTTAAGAGAAAAGCATAGTGTGGAATCGTTTGATGGTTTCAAGGAGCTTCTAAGAGACTTATGGAAGTCTGAGAAGTATATCAATGAAGACGTTAAGAACTGGAAAGATTTTGATAACATACCTGCAAAAGAAGCAAGAAAACTCATAGGTATTATTTCTAAATGATAAAAAGAATTACAAATCCAGATGAGTTTTGCCTAATGGTTGATGATCTTCGAGACATTATACCTAAAGAAGATTCTTACGAAGCTCACGCTTTAGGAATGTCTCATGATACAGAGAGTATTAAACTGAACTATTCGAATAAACAATTGTTAGCTTGGGATCTTTTTATTTGGGCTAATAAAACAGGTGAGAAATACGACGCTTGCATTGCTTTTTTTAACGATAAAAACGTAAAGTTTGGTGTTGATATGTTTTCTGAATATGTTTGGGTTTCAAAAAATCCCAAAATTGGATTTAAATTATTTAAAGAAGCTATAAAGTTCGCTAGGGAAAGTGGTTTTAAAATCATAACACTTTCTGTTTTAGAAGACAATCCAAATTCAGAAAAAATAGAAAACTTCTATAAAAAGCTGGGTTTCTTGAAAGATTCAACTACATACGTTGCTAAATTATGAATAAAAAAATTGCTAAAAAATTAAGGAAAATCATAAACCCAAATGACGCTATCAGCAGAAGGGTTTATAGAAGAGCTAAAGAGCAATACAAGAAAGTTCCCAGAAATCTTAAAAACAATTTCTTGCTTGCTCTTGAAGAAACCATGAATGGTAAATAGCTTTTTAGAAAGCACCCCCCTTATCTATAAGGTCGTACTTGCCAGTATCAAATTTTGTCGCTATAATTGAAAACTCACTTCTTCCTTCTTCTTTTATAGAGGTTACTTTATATATACTATCTTTTTCGTCTTTAATAGTAAATCTATAAGTTGTTCCAATAGGAACGAATTCAAGTAAAGATGAGTTTATATCGTCTTTATCTACAAAGACATCGTCCCCATACTCAGATGATCCCCATCCAGTTATAGGTACGGAAAATATTTGGACGCTGCTTCCTATTGTGGATTCTGTAGATTGATTACCGTTGTAATAAACAAGATCGACGCTTGGGTCATTATAAATAAAGTCACCAGTAAAGTTTCCTATAGTAGCTCCTCTTTTATCTTGATTAATCGGCTCGTATTTTTTAATACGGGTTTTTGTCAAGTCGTTTGGATCGAACAACTGAAGGTCCAAAAAGCTGAATAAATTAGGTTCTAATATAAATAAATTATTATTTTCTAAAGCTCCTGAATTTGAATAATTTCCAGTAGAAAACACCCAACCTTGAGCTTCTGTATTAAACCAGAGAGTAGGAGAATAACCAGAAGAAGTAGGTTCTATATTTTTATATAATGCATACTCTTCTTGAAGAGGGGATATATAATTTCCTACAGCGTCTTTTACTTCTTGGTATCCACTTGTGTAGCCGCTAAATTGCCACTCTCCAATCATGTTGTTCCATCCGCTACCTGCCAATAAATCAGTGTTATTTCCTAGTATAGTAAAGGTATCTAATCTAGATCTATAAAAAGATATACTATCATCTATTGAATCAACATCGTTTAATTTAGATGGTTTATAAAGAGTAATTTGCGCATCGTAATCATTTGGTAGAAAGCTTTGCGATATTCTTACTGATTTTTCATTGTTATTGACATCTAACACTTTTCCAAAATTTGATTTAAATGATTTCAGTTCATCATCAACAACTATTAAATCACCAGGTTTGCATAATAGAGTTTCTAAACCGCAGTTAAAAGCCACTGATTGGTTTTCTTTTGTGGTTTGGTAAAGAAAATGATCTCCAGCCCTTCTGGCCATAGCTTTTGAAGTAATTCCGAATGCATTAATTGATTTTTTAAATATCCCTCTTTCTGCTATATCTGCTTGGTTTTCTACTAATTCTAGTTTAGTTTTATATCCATCGTACCTATCAATATAAACAACTTCTATTGTATTTATTTGCTCGTCTCTTTGGTAATTAGAGTAAGTGAAAATTCCTTCTTTTACATTAGAGTTAGTAAAAAGAGCTATAGGTTCTTTTGGTCTATCATCAGAGAATTCTATAGTAGAATTATTATAATAGACAACACCTCTAAATATAGTAGCTATTGTGTTTATAGCATCAAATACTTTAGTTTCTTCAGAGAACATTATATTACAAGAAAATCTAGGTTCTAAACCTCCTCTTCCGTCATCTAAACCAACAAAATAACCTTGTTCGTCTACAGCATCACAAAATCTTCCTATTTTATATAAATCCCATTTGTTTACAGATGACGCTTCTACAAATCCACCTAGTCCATAACGATCATTAAGTATTACATCGTACAGTATCCAAGCAGGATTGTCTGTCCATGCAAATTTAAATGTGCCGTCCCAGTCTCCTTTGTATATATGTCTATCCTCACCACTTGCCACAGAGTAAGAATTAGCTTTGTCATAATACCTTTTGTCTTTTCCATTTCTAAAAGTAGGGAAGTAATTAGATGGTATTTTTACCTTTTTTAATTTAGCTTCGTATGATCTTGATGGTATGTCTGCAAAAACTCGAGAATCGATTTTGATGCCACAGTAAGCTGAATACGGATATTGACATTGCCCTGGTATGATTTCTGAAAATTTTACAACACCTACCTCTTTGAAAATTAAGGTAGAGCTGGTTTCTGTTGTCAATTTAGTGACTCTTATAAATCTTTTTGTAGATGTATGTTCTTGGTTTTTGGTATTTAAATCTGGATCTCCAGTTTGAGATTTAGGATCGTCCAACAAGAAAGGGGAAAACATCCCTCCTCTATCGATAGGGTTATTATTTTGATCGACTTCATTAATATCATTATACACATTTATATAGTCGAAATAAGATTGTAATCCTTGGTTGTCTGAATTTCCAATATCCAACAAAGAAGGAGATTCTACTAGCGCTGTTATCTGAAATAGTTTACTATAAGTCGTAGTTGTTTTTCCGTTGTAGTCTATTAATCCTGTCTCTACTCTTATATTTACGTTTGCTGGTAAAGATGATCCAGCATCTACATCTGGTTCAGCTGGGTCTCCTATCGATCTATGTACAGTATCTTTTAAAGCATCTATATTTAAAGTAAACCATACAGATGTTACATTTGGGTTTTCTATAATGTGCGTTAAAGGTTGTGCTTCTTCAGAATAATCTTGTCCGTTAACATCCCAACCAGCGAAGTCATCAGGATTCTTTATTCGTATTTTTAAACCACCGCCAGAAGAACTAATTGTTTTATAAGCTCCAGTCCATCTTTTGTCAGAGCTTCCTTCTTGTATCGCACTTAGGTATTCTTCGTCCATTGTAGGTACGAATGTTGATGCCATATTTAATATTGGATACTTGTCGGGCTTTTTAAGTTTTCCGTCTCCTTGCACTATCCTTTGCACAGTCGTCCCGTCATTTTTATCTGGGTTAAAAGGACCAAGAAGCGTGTATTGATAATTATAATCGACATTAACATCTTTAAAATATGTTAATGGCGCTTGGTTTCTTGAACCTGGCCTAAACTCAGCCAAAACATTTGACCAGTTATATTTTACCGCACCAACATCTTGAGCTTCAATATCATCTTCAAGCTCACGAAATATATCAGGTCTAAATACTCTAGCTCTAACTTCAGGTATTACAGGTAATGAAAAAGGGCAAGAAGTTGGGGTTTCTAAACTCGAGTAGGCAACAATATCGAGAGTTATTGTTTGCAAAAACTGAGAAGGAGGAATCCTAACAGAAAGCTCTGGGTTATCGGTTCCATTAGTGTTCCAATTTGTCTTTTCTTCTGTTAAGACTAATTCTCCATCTAAAAATACCCTTGCTTTATAATGTATATCTGTAGTGATGCCAGAAACTTTTTTACACCAAATATCTATAGGTATTTCCATAAAGCGTTCTCGATAAGTTTGATATTTAAAACTCCACTTAACTTGAACGCCTTTTCTTATAACATCGCTTTGATATTTATCTTCAGATATAGACTCTATGGAATCTTGGTCTGAATATCCTTTATCTAAAGATACCCTGTTAAGTTCGGTTGTGAATACACATCCTCCAGTATCTACAAGCTTTCTCTCAAAAGAGTATAGTTCGTAGTATGGTATTATTTTTTTAGGAGCTTTTTCATTGTTCAATGGGTTGTTGTCTGAAAGTATAAATCCTTTTAAACTCCTCAAAAACGAAAGTTCAGACTGATCTATCCCCATAGTCAAAGCGTCAAAATCAGAAGGACCAGAAACTTTTTCTATATTTTCGTAAACAACAGACTCAGCATCTAATAGAAAGAAATAAAAACCTTGAACTTTTCCATCCCAAGTTCCGTTTTCGGCTAAATTCGGAATAAACATTGATAGAGTATTACTAGACAAGTTTAGACCTTCAGACCTAGATTCTGAATCAAGATCAAAATCAGCATAATAATTTAATTTTGATGTAACAGAACCACTTTCATCTTTTTCTAGAAAATAGTTTACATGATTATAAAATTCATAACCTTCCATTACCCCATCTACAGTAATACAAACATAAGGGGTTATAAAGTCATTGCTATTTAAATACCAATCTGGTATTTGCTTTGAAAATATATTGGCAAAAAGGTTTTTTATGTTTTGTTCTCCTACTCCATTGTCTATATCTTCTTCTGTATAACCGAAAGACCTTAGTTTTCCTTTTGCGTACTCCCCGATATATAAATTGTCTGAATAAACTGATTCTAAGAATTCATCCAAACCCTTTTTTGCGTTCGTTCCTTCTTGGAAAACATCATTTATATGTTTTATTCCCATTGAAAAATTAGCTTCATACTTATTGTCTGAGAAAAAAGAGCCTCTAATTGGAGTGTTATCGGATTTTCCAGAAACGTAAGTATCTCCATATGTAACAACTGGGTATTTTTCTGGATTTCTTATGTCTGCTGGGAAATTTATTAAAGAACTTAAATCTTCTACTTTATTTATAAATTGATTGCCCTTATAAAGCCCAGTATTGAAAGAGTAATATACTTCTTTAGCGTCAGCAAAATTATCTGTATCTGGGTAAAGTAAACCTTTATCTTCTATCTCATCCCTTGTCGAAAATTGAATATCGTCAAACATTTCTTTAATCCCGCTAGAGAATTTTGACTGGTCCAAAAGTGGTGTTTTTATACCTGCTTCTGTTAAGAAATTTTCGTTTGTCTCTTCTACTGGAACATTATTAAGATAAACGCCTTGAAGCAAAGCGTTATATGGAAGTGTATAACCATTTTTATTAACAAGACCTTCTATAGGGCCATCAGAGACCAAATCTAAAATTTCTGCATAAGTATAAGATGAAGCCACTTTATAGTCGCCAAGTTTAGGCGGCTTTAGTGTTGCTGGTTTTGGCTTTTTGCCTTTTCTTCCTCCTGCTCCAGCTACTTCTGTTTTTAATTCATAATGTTTCATTTTTTAAATTTATTTTTAATAAGTTGACTTTTCTCCTCCTTGAGCTCCTAAACCTCCTGCATTTATGACGCCCATTCTAAATATTGGTCCAGATTTTATATTTCCAGATCCGACCGTGCATTCGTTGCCTCCATTGCCTTGGTTTGCGTAAACCTGTATTCTGTTACATGGAGGGTAGTAAACAGTCGAACATTCATTTGGGGGTGGTTCGGACCTAGGAAGCCATCCATTGTCGAACATTATAACGTTTACATTGTGACTCACGTTTATAACAGACTCTGCAATAACACCTTCTTTCGTTATAGGGTTGAAAGAAGTGTTAAAGTAATTAACAAGATAAAGTTGGTACGAATAAGATCCATTAGCTATTTTTATTTCTTTCCCGTAGTCTTGATACCCACCGTCGTTATATTGAGCGACATCGACAAGGCCTTGTTGTATTTGGCTGTCTCCCCATGGATTGCCCCATTGAACATTACCAGCAATGTCCTGCATAACTGCTTCTGATACCCCTTCAAACGGAACACCGTCAGAGGGTACCTGGGCCATTCCTTTTGCTCCCCAATTAGAGGTTGGGCTGCCTCCATACTGGTTTATTTTAGCGTAACTAAGTCTTGGTGACGATCCTCTATTGAACAGAGCCCAGATAAGACCCCTAAAACCATATGGATGTGAAACGCTATAGGCGAAACTTGACGTTCCACTCTTAAAAGGAGATTGCCAACATTGAAATATTACTGGTCCTGTGCCTCCATGATTTCTGTCTGGGTCAAAATATAAATCAGAGTTTCCACTTAAACTCACCGAACTGCCCCATCCACGATAATCTGGAGGAGGCTCTTCATCTGGGAATAAAATATCTATATTTATTTTGTCGTTACCACCTAAGTAGTTGTCTTTAATTCCGTTTGAAAATATTTGGTTAGCTCTGGTGTTTTGCGGGAAGTTTTTGTTACAAGCTTCAATCACATAACTGCTAACTAATAACCTGCCATAACCAACTGGAATAGTATTTCCTTGTTCTGCTATGTTTGCTTTATTTGCAAAGTAAAATGACTGCTGTAAAGCTCTAGTTGTAGCTTCTATTGACGGTGCTTCTGGAGGTTTGGGAGCAAGCATCATTTGTAAAGCCATACTCACGACAGCTATAACAACAGATGCTACTATAAAAGTAGTAAGACTTATAGTTCCCGCTGCCAACGCAGATGATAAGGCTATGGTTGCAATTGTCGACCCTATCCCAACTGCTATTGGTCCTTTTCCTAAGACAGCTGGAACAATGTCTATTTTTTTTATATTCTTTTTATTATTTATTTCTTTCATGTCAGAAAGCTTTTTACCATCTAATATAAGGGCATAATGCATGCCTTGCTGAGATAGTTTTTTAAGACATTCAGAAAATCCAGGTCTATTTGCATCTATAAAATCAAACACCTCTCTTACAGAAGAAATTTTACATTTAAAATTTTTACCGAACTTAACACCTAAGTTTCCATGTAATACTACTTCTGTCATACTGTATTCTTTAAATTTTGCTGTTAACCTTGTGGTACTTCACCGTAAGGAATTTCAGCCCCTTGAATTAGCGAGCCTCCTGCCCTAAATTTAAAAGCTTCATCTATTCCACAATTAATATTAGGAATCTTAGTAGTGAGTATTTGGCATCGACCGTTGTTGTCTGTTTCTGGAACGGTAAGGTAATTTAGATATACACCCCTGTTGCACGGAGGGTAATAGACAGTTGAGCAGTTCCCGCTGAGTTCATATCCATTATCAAAGTATGTAATCTTGATAACATTAGAGATCGTTATAGTAAAACGACCTAGTATATGATCTCCTGTTTCTGGATCTGGCCTGCTTGTCGGGTATTTGGTTAGGTAGAATTCATTAGTATTACTGTCGGTCATTTGTGTGAGACTGCCGAAATACCATCTTTGGACACCATTAATACTTGAACTTCCTGAAGTGCAGATTTCAGGTCTTGAAGTCCTTTCCGTGTTGTAATTATCAATAGGCATACTCCAAAGAGCAAATCTTTGCTTGTTTAGCCCGCCTTCTGGGACATGGGTTGTAATTGAGTAGTAACCGAATGTAAGAAAAGAAATACCTTCCCAACATCGAAATATTAATGGTCCTGTGCCTCCATGATTTCTGTCTGGGTCGTGATATGTCTCGCCCTCGTATTCTAGAACCTGATTGTCGCCCCAGCCGTCGTACTCTGGAGGGGTTTCTGTTGGCCATAGTATTGTATTAATATTAGGTTCGCTACTAACTAAGTAGCCGTCTTTAATTCCATTCGAAAATATTTGGTTAGCCCTGACGTTTTGTGGGTAGTTTTTTTCAGTATATTCTATAACGTGAGTTCCAATAAGTAATCTTCCATAACCTACTGGAACCTGTGTTCCTTGTGCTGTTATATTGGGTTTATTGTTAATGCCGTAAGACTCTTCTAAAGCTCTTGTCGATTGTTCCAGGCTTGGCGGTTTTGGTGGTTTAGAGGTTAGCAAAATTACAATAAGATACAAAGCAACTACGGCGAAGATAACTTTTGCAACAATAACAGCTATAGCTGAATATGGTCCATGGCCGACTAAGATAGGGACCAGGTGAACTTCTTTGGGTCTTTTCTTTAAACTAAGTTCTTCCTTTGTTTTTATTTTTTTTCCATCTACTATCAAGCAGTAATTAACGCCATTTAAATGCATGTCGCAAATTTCTTTTTCAAACTTTGGATTGTTGGCTTTTAAAAAACCAAAGACATCTTCAATTTTATCTATTTTAGCAACAAAAGTTTTTTTAAACTTCACTCCAAGAATTCCGTGTAGAAATATTTTTGTCATTAGATTATAAGCTTACCGTTATCTATTGAAGGACTTTGCCCGTTTGTTGCTCCAAATCTTGTTAATGGGCCAGGCCCATAGTTTGGATAAGAAGACGGTTTACCAGAGTTTGAAACCTGCCAATAAAAAATCTTTGTTCTGTCCAGGTTTTGTGGAATTTCTCCCGTTTTGCCAAATATAACTGTTCTTGTAGTTGTGAAATTAATAGAAAATTCTGCACGTATGATTCCAGGAGGACTTGGGTCTGTTGAAGGATTGTAACCTGGTTTTTGATCATAATCTGTCACAACTATTCGTATGGAGTTTTTGACGTCGAAACTTACGCTCTTGCCCCATTGTGGAGATACATAAGGAGGTTGACAATGAGGATTGTCTCTTTGGACTTCTGGGGTGTTATTTTCGAAACTAATTGTATTATACTGATAGAATCCAGAGTTCATTCCGTTGGGAGTTAGAACACGTTGTTGAATCCCTCCGTCTCCATTCATGTAAAACACTCCCGACCAGAATCCCGCCCCAAGCGATTGTTGAAAGTAGTTTGTGTAATTAAGAGTAGACGATTGGTTCCATCGATAAACCTTTAATCTATGATTAGGATCGTCGTGAAACTCAACAAGATGAGTTCCTATTCCTTCGATTTGCAAACTCCGAGCGCCTATACATTGAAGAGGGTCCCAAAATGATTCATGTTCAAAATCAAAACTGGAATCTTGCCCCCAAACTTCTACATTGTCAGGCTTTTCTGTTGGGAAAACAATACTTGATTTTTCTCTATCGACGTTGCCACCTAGGTAGTTGTCTTTAATTTCGTTTGAAAATATTTGGTTAGCTCTGATGTTTTGCGGGTAATTTTTCGTTGAAGATTCAATTACAAAAGTTGGACAAAGAAGTCTTCCATATCCGAATGGTATTTGAGACCCTTGAGCGGCTACATTATCTTTATTCGCAAAAGTGAACGATTGCTCCAAAGCTCTAGTTGTGCTTTCTATTGCTGGAGGCGTTGGGGGTTTGGGAGCAAGCATCATTTGTAATGCCATGCTGACAACAGCAACTACTACAGAAGCTATAATAAATGTAGTCATACTTATTGTGCCAGCTGCTAAAGCTGTAGATAAACCTATGGTTGCAATTGTTGCTCCTATTCCAACTGCTATTGGTCCGCTTCCAACTACAGCAGGAACAATATCTATTCTTTTTATTTTTTTTATATTCTCTATCTGATTTAACTTAGAGAGTTTTTCTCCGTCTGCTATGATAGCATAATGCATTCCCTGTTTTGACAGTTTTTGTAGTTTTGCATAAAAACCAGGTCTATTTGCTTCAAGAAAATTAAATACCTCTTTTATAGAAGACACTTTGCATTTAAAATCCCTTCCAAAAACATTAGCAAGATTTCCATGTATAACAACTTTAGTCATATAGCTTTCTCTACTTTAGATAATATAAAACCGTCTGCTTCGTTAGTCTTTGGTTTGAATATTTTGAATTTTTTTGTATTCAATGAATAAATCATAAATGGAACGCAACAGTTTTCAGACATAGTAACATCAAATTCAGATGGGTTTTCATTGCCAAATATATGACTATGAAAAACGCAAAGTATTTTATTTTCTTCCTTAAAAACTAGAAAATCTAAAGGGTCTATTGCGAAGTATTTAGTAGGGTCTTCTGCTATATTTTGACAATGCCACAATATATATTTATCATTTTTAAAACCTAAAAAACCGCAGATTTCTACAGCTTTTCTTTTTGTAGACCAATCCTTTATTTTATCTAGGCACTTTTCTAAATCTTGAGACTCAAAAATTTCTTTTTTGTTGTTTTTCATTATTTTTATTAACTACCAGCCCTAAATTGATAACCTTGAGTCCCAGGGAATCCTCCAAATGGTATTCTTTCATCCCCAAATCTTAATTTGCAAGAAGACAGCTGTTTATTGCATCCGTCAGCATTCCAGTATTCTGGGTGTTTTTCTGGATGATATCCACTCAAATCACCAGAAGAAGCTACATAATAAGTTAATGCTGGCTCTGGATCTTTAAATCCTTCAGGATCACTTACCATTACATTTGGATTTTCTACGTATGAAAGTTCATTTATTCCATAAACTTTATTTTCGTCATACAAATCATCTGGGTTTCCGTATTTAAAATCTGGTATACCTCTTGGGTCTTGGATACTACCAGTAAAATTATAAAAAGGTAATCCATCTCCTTTTTGTAGCGGTGGACCCTCATATCCACAACCATTGCCTCTATATTTCCAATAGCAAAATTTAGCCATAATCCTTCTGCTATTTATTTGGCTGTTGTCTAAATCAAGGGGTGTTGTAAGTTCTAATTCTATATAAGCCCTGTTCTCTTGTGTTTTTTGAGAAACAAGAAAAACTTGATTTGTCAATTCTGCTGTTGGGTCGGCTTCTCCAAAAGGATTCCCTCCATCAAAGTTTTCATCGTCTATGAATTTTAAAAATGTTCTTTTTCTGTAAACCTTTCCATTAATAAAATCATCCCATTTAGAAAGCAAATCAGACAAATAAAGATCTTTATTTGATATTCTAAGTTTCGGTCTGCTTAATCTGCCGTTTGCCTCCACCTCGAAACCTTCTATTTCCATTGGTAGAGGGCTATAATTGACACCTTGCCATACTATATCTCCTCCAAATAATGAACCATTATGAACATTAAAAACCACATCGCTTCTTTTTTTGAAGTTTGGGTATATTGTGTATAGTTCTACTATAGCTGTTGGCTCTAAGCTCAACAATTCTCTAGCAACCTTCATGCTTCCTTTGTCCATATTTTATTTTACACTTATTATATTGATAATATAAAAATTTGTACGTTTTTAAAGTGATTATTAATATAAAATAAAAGTTGAAGTTTTAATGCATTTTCTTAATATACCTTTATACAAACACAAAATAATATGGTAACTAATAAAATTTATAGGGTTTTTGACAACAAAAAAAGATATAGGCAAAGTTATTCAGCTAAACTGAAGGACTGTTACCAGTGGGCTTTGGACTGTGCTACATCTGAAAGAGGTTATGTATATGAAGATACCTTAAATGAATCTGGAGAGACCATTGATTCTAAAATGCTTTACTTTGCTGGGAAGAAATGAAGATAAAAGAAATAGATTTTAATAATATCTTTTTTAAAAAAAGATTTGTTGATTTCTGTATATCTTCTTTGCCTATTGAAGAGGTTGAATACGGCTCTTTAGAATCAAAAACAATACAAGCAAAGTCTTACCTTGCAGAACTTCATTCGTCAGATATAGCTATATTTTCGATAAACGATAGAAACAAACCTGTTATTTATTGTTTTTTTGATAAAAAAGAACAATCGAAAACGATAGATCTTTCTTTTGTTTTCCCAGCCCAAGCTTTTTCTTCAGTAAAAAAGCTAAAAGAATTAAGATGGGGATTTTATATATGTTGCTTAAAAGCTATGGAGTTATCTGGATATGACAAAATAAATGCAAAGGTAAGAAGAAGGCATAAAAAAGCATCAATGATCAAGTTTATTAAAAGATGGTGTAAAGCTTTTGAAATCAAAAAAATAAAAAAAGGTTACTCAGAAAAACTAATAATAAAAAAGAAACACCTAGAATATGAAATTAAAAAACTGCAACTTTAAAGTTATAGGGGTAAATAAAACTACAGAATATCTAGATGGCGTTGTTTTTTCTATGCCTAATTTTGTTTTCTCTGAAAAGAATAATATAGCTACTACGAAAATTAATAGTAAAGATTATAGTTTTGATATAAAAAATATATATTTTGTCGACGGAGAGGTTATAATCGATGGTTTTGTGGCCGACGAATCTTCAAAAGTTGGAAGAATATCATTGAAATATTTGCCATAATAACCATTTATGTGTATGTATTTTTATGTCGACATCAACACAATCTACACTTTTAAAACAAGTAGGTCACTACGGCGGAGAGCGAATCGTAGGGGATCAAACAGTAACTGGAAAATTCATGGCAATACATGCACTTGCTGATACAGCTGTAATGGCTGGCACAGAAGGAAGCATCGCTAATTTTGTTGGAGCCACAATCGTTCTTGGCGATGTAATTGTTGGCGAATGGACCACCATCCACCTTTCTGGGGATGCCATCGTGTACTATTCTAGCTAAAAAATGAGAGTTCTAAGATTACTTGGTAACACTATAAGAAGAAGGTTTGTAGCCGTCGTCTTAGGTGGTTGTTGCATCGCTTCTTGGAAGGACCTTGTAAAATGGGATGATGATTGCATTTGGAAAGAGCAAGATGTATGCGACGGTTCCCTATGGGAAAATGAAAAGATTTGGAGGAACCAATGCGTTTGGACTGTAACTGAAGCGCCTGGACCACCTGAACCACCATTAAGCACCTCTTTATGGGTCGAGGCTGAACTGTGGGAAGAAACAAGCGCATGGGAAAACTCTAAAGTTTGGGATGAAAGCGAAACATGGGACGAACCAGAAACTTGGTTATCTTAACTACGAACAGACAAATAAATAAAATTTAATAAAAACAATAAAGTTATAGTGTAAAAATAATTAGCAATATAACTTAATAAGAAAAACAAAAAATCAACTTTAAAATAAAATGTCACAAATTCCTTTTGCGCCAACACCCAACGTTACAACCCACTCTGATGCTAGGGCGGCTTTTAATGCAAACTTTTCTGATTCTGAAACAAGACTTTCTGCTTTAGAAAATATTTACACACAACAAACTCTGTCTTCTTCTGGAAACACTACAACCCTTGATGTCTCATCTGGTTATAATGCTACAATGGTAATGACAGAAAACACCAACTTAGTCATCTCTGGAGCTAGTGCTGGTGACGCTGGTATAATTACAATCAGGCAAGATTCAACAGGGTCTTGGTCTATGACAACTTCTAATAAGGTTCTTTCTGGATCTATAGCGACTATAGTAAATATTGTCCCTACTACTGGGATATGTTCTTTAAGTTGGTATTACGACGGCGCTGAATATATTTTATATGTATCGGAATCTGCTTAAAAACCCAAAGGAAATATGTAAAACATGAGCTTATTAAACGAAGAACCAAACCAAATTACTGAAGCTCAGAAAAAATCATCAAGGATTAGATACATAAACCTAGCAATAAAAATTTAACAACATGCCACAAGAAACATTTATACCATTAGAAGGATCTACTCACTTAGAAGCAAGAAATATTTACAATGCAAACGCTTATGATGCAGAAGTTAGGCTGACCGCATTGGAGTCAGGTTCTGGTGGTGGGGCGGTATTTTCAGTAAACGCTCAGACAGGAGTTGTTGTGTTAGATGCTGATAATATTTCAGACGCTACCACAACTAATAAGTTTGCAACTCAAGCGCAGTTGGACAATGCTGATAGTGCCTTGCAGCCAAGTGACCCCACGCTAGAAAGTATAACAACTAACGGAGCAACCACGCTAAACGATATTAGTGTAGGGAGAATTGCCACAGCGCATCCAACAGTTCCAGCAAACAACAATACCGCCTCTGGTAGTAGCAGTGCGTCTATTGGAGGCACAGCCAACGTAGCAGCGGGTAATAGATCTGTAACTATTGGGGGTAGAATAAACCAAGCAAATGGAGTCGAATCTTCAACCTTTGGAGGGACAAGTCAAATTGTCCGAGGAGACGAGTCAGAAGGATTTGGTGGAACAAATGTTACCCTAAACACAAAGTTCACCAATACAGTAGGGGGGGCTAATCATGTGGTAGGGCTTGCAACCTCACCCGCTACAGATCCCGTAGCAAAGCACAGCCTTACATTAGGTGGGGAATCCTCAGTCATTGAAAACGCAACCCAGTCAGCTATTGTGGGGGGGCAGTCAAATACAATTCAATCTACCCACCATCGTTCAGTAATTTTAGGTGGCCAGAATATCACAACAGATGCAGCGGATACAACATACGTTCCAAACCTAAATGTTGGTGCAGGATTCAAAATGCCTACAGGAGCAACCGATACCTACGTTCTAACATCAGATGCGAACGGAGTTGGCACATGGCAATCAAATTCTGGTGGTGTGGCACCACAAGTCGTAACATCATCAGGAGGGTTGTTGACATGGGATCATAATCTTGGTTCAACTATTAAAGTCAGCCTCACCGAGGACGTTACTAGTGTATCTATTAGCAATGCTGTAGAAGGAGATTCTGGTATGATTTTAGTTCAACAAGGAGGCGTCAGTCCTTTTGCTTTTGGAGGGTCTTCCTTAAGAACTCTATCTGGAGACTTGTCTGTTATAGCTTCTGATATGCCAGCAGCAAGTTACGTTTGTACTATTGGTTGGTATTACGATGGAAGCCTTATATATGTTTATGTTAGTGACACATCAATAACATCACTTTAATTTAGCTACCTTTAATTAATAAAATTAAATAACAAAAACTTAAAAAATGTCCCAAACACCTTTCAATCCAATTTCAGGAGTATCGACGCACCAAGACTGCGTTGATATAATCAATTTAAATGTCAATGATTCTGAGACTAGAATATCCGCATTAGAATCATCTAACTCTGACTGGAATAGCGTTAGCGGTTTAAGTGAAATCCTCAACAAACCGACACTAGGCACAGCGGCAGCTTCTAACACGGGAGATTTTGCTACTTCAATTCAAGGAGACAAGGCAGACACGGCACTTCAAAGCGGGGATAATGTTTCTACTTTAACAAATGATGCTGGGTATTTAACAACAGCCCCAGCAGCACCCGTAGATAGTGTAAATACTCAAACAGGTGCAGTAGTGTTAGATGCTGATGATATTTCTGACGCTACCACAACTAACAAATTTGCTACACAAGCACAGCTAGATAATGCAGATAATGCTTTGCAAAGTGTAGTTGGCGGAACAAACGTCACAATCGACAACACTGATCAAAAGAACCCAATCATTAATGCTGCTGGAGGCGGAGGTATACTCTCAGGCACTACAGCAAATGCCACTCCAACAGAAATCTTTGTAGATGGAACATCTCCGAATAGAGTAGATGTAGCTACTGGTTCAACAATTACATTCTCTGCTTTAGTTGCCGCAAGATCTGCCACTGAAAGTGCTGGCTATAAGATCGAGGGTGTCATTAAGAACGATGCTGGAACAGCCGCATTAGTTGGCGTTGTAGCCAAAACAGTTTTCGCCGAAGAAGATATAGCTTGGGACATTACAGTAACTGCGGCTAATAATGCACTTACCTTTATTGTAACTGGTGATAGTGCTGATTCGGTATCTTGGGAGGTAACTCTCAATAAGACCGAAGCAACCTAAACCATGAGTCAAACATTCAAAGGAGACGTAACTAACAATGTAGTCGAGCTTAACTTACAAGCTGGAGCGACTAATATTGGCTCATCATCCTATGGTCTTGGTGGAATAAATAATGGTGAAATCAGGGTAGTTCATAACGGAGATATTACTCAGAGTAGTGGGTTTTATGACGCTAGGGCTGATTTAAAAGGATTAGTAATTGGCACAAGTTGCACAAGTATTGGAAGTAATGCTTTTTATCTTTGCGATGGCTTAACTGGTTCATTAGTCATTCCAGACAGTGTTACGAGTATATCCTATAGGTCTTTTGCTTATTGCGGTAACTTAACTTCTTTAACACTTGGAAATAGTGTTGTAACTATTGGAGATGAGGCTTTTGACCAATCGATTGGAGCCGCTAGCTTAACTGGTGACTTGATTATTCCAAATAGCGTTACAAGTATTGGGAATTATGCTTTTCGTTCTTGCTCTGGCTTTACTGGTTCATTAACTATTCCAGATAGTGTTACGACTATTGGGTTTGCCGCTTTTAATAGTTGCACTGGCTTCACTGGTTCATTAACTATTGGAAATAGCGTTACAAGTATTGGGAGTTATGCTTTTGGTTTTTGCAATAGCTTAACTGGCTCATTAACTATCCCAGATAGTGTTACAAGTATTGGGGGTAATGCTTTTAGGGGTTGCTCTAGCTTAACAAGCCTAACTTTACCTATAAATCCTAGCTTTAATACCATTGGAGCTAGAATATTTAGTAACTGCACCTCTATGACTGGGAATTTGATTATACCTAGCAATGTTACAACAATCAATGGTGCAGCTTTTGAATATTGTAGTTTTACTGGGAATCTCAATATACCTGATACGGTAACTATAATTGGTACATTTTGCTTTAGAAATAATAATTTTACTTCTGTGACCATAGGTTCTGGTCTTACAGCAATACCGAATGGTTTGCTGTATCTCTGCGCATCTATGACTGGTACATTGGTATTGCCAGCAACTACTTCTTCTGTGGGTAATAATGCGTTCAATGGGTGTGCATTTACAAGAATAGAATATTATAGGACATCTCCACCACCAACGTCAGTTAATCCATTTGCAGGTGGAAATAATGCAACAGAGATTCATGTACCCGCAGCAAGCTCTTGGGTAGCTGGCAGTACATGGAATGGATTAACAGTAATAAAAGACTTATAAAAACTTTAAATAAATAATAATATGAAATACGCAATCACAGGCCCAAGAGGAGCAATTTTTAACATAGTAGATGAAGAGCCAACAGACGGTCAAACCTACAGCGAAATCTCTGATGCAGATGCAGCTACAGTAGAAGCTAGTGAGGGTAGATTCTTTATCGTTGATGGTGTTCTACTGACAATGGAAGAATTCAGAGCAGCTAAACAACAAGAAAGATATGAAGCACAAATTACTGAGTTTGGTGCTGATATTGATGGTGCAAAAGCATTCGTAAGAGATCACTTTGCCAGTAAGAGATATGATTTTGAAGTAGGTGGTATTGATGTAAATGGACTATCAGTAAGAACTGATAGGTTTACAGTAGAGAGAATTTACCAAGCAAGATTCTTGGCTAAAGAAGATGCCGCATTTGCTACTGATTGGAAACTTGGTGATGGTACATTCCTTACAATCGATGCTACAGCCATTATTGGTATATCTGATGCTGTAACAGCACACCTTAAAGAAGCATTTACAAAAGAAAAGACTGCAAACACCTCAATCGACGCCGCAACTACACTAGCAGAACTACAAGCGATCACTTGGTAATATGAGTAAAACATACAAAGGAGATGTGACAGGTAATGTCGTTGAGCTTAATTTGCTTGATGCCAACGAAGGCACGTTGCCTAATCTTGGCACTCCTACTGTTGTTACAAAGAATACTGGACCGAATGTAGTTGAGCAGATTGTTGGCGATATACCAGCAAGTCAATACGTTTTTAGTGGTATTGCAAAGGGGTTAGTTATTGGCACTAGTTGTACGAGTATTGGAAGTAATGCTTTTGGTTATTGCTCTACCTTAACTGGTGACTTAGTCATTCCAAATAGTGTTACAAGTATTGGAAGTTATGCGTTTGCTAGCACCAGCGTAACTTCATTAACCATTGGAAATAGTGTTACGAGTATTGGGGATTATTCTTTTTACTTCTGCTTTGACTTAACTGGTTCATTAGTCATCCCAGATAGTGTTGCGAGTATTGGGTCTTTTGCGTTTGATGGTTGCTATGGCTTAACTTCATTAACCATTGGAAATAGTGTTACGACTATTGGGAATTATGCTTTTGGTGGTTGCAATGGCTTAAGTGGTTCATTAATTATTCCAAATAATGTGACAAGTATTGGTAGTTATGCGTTTTTGAATTGCATTGGCTTATATACAGCATATCTAGCGCCGCCACTAGCAAACGTTGCTAGTAATGCATTTCTATCCTCTGGATTAAGTACCATCTATGCTAAAGATGCGGTAGCCAATGGCTGGACATTGGGCGCTGGTCAAACAGTCGGTGGTAAATCTAATGTCACCGTAATAGACTGGACTAACTACCCTAACATACCATAATGAGCAAAGCATACGCAGGACTAACTACCAACGGCGTAATTGAACTCACTCTACAAGAAGAAGGTGTTGGCAATATAGGAACACAAACTATTGTTTGGGATAATACCCAAGGCACTATTGATCAAGTGATAGGCTCTATTCCTGATGACTGGAAGTACAATGACCAGTCTTTAAAAAAATTACAGATAGGTAGTTCATGCACAAGTATTGGAAATTACTCTTTTGCTTATTGTTATGGGCTTACAGGAGATTTAGTTATTCCAGATAGTGTTACAAGTATTGGTAGTTATGCTTTTTACATGGGTAGTGATGCGGAAAGTTTATTAGATGGAGCGATAGTAATAGGAGATGGAGTTACAAGTATTGGGAGTGACGCTTTTGGTTATTGTGTTCTTGCTAACTCATTGTCTCTTGGAAATAGTATAGTAAGTATTGGCCAATCGGCTTTTTATGAATGCGGAAGCTTAACTGGTTTATTAGTAATTCCAAATACTGTGCAAATTATTGGAGATTATGCTTTCCGTGGTTGCGAAAGCTTCACTGGAGATTTAGTTATTCCAGACAGTGTTACAAATATTGCGAGTTTCACTTTTGAAAATTGTAACGGCTTCACATCATTAACTATTGGAAATGGTGTTGTAACTATTGGCAATTATTCTTTTCGTAGTTGCTCTGGCTTAACTGGTTCGTTAACTATTGGAAATAGTGTTACGAGTATTGGGACTAGTGCTTTTGCTTATTGCACTGGCTTAACTGGCGACTTAGTGATTCCGAATAGTGTTACGACTATTGGGGGTTATGCTTTTCGTGATTGTAATAGCTTTAATGGTTCGTTAACTATACCTGATAGTGTTGCAAGTATTGGGTTTTATGCTTTTCGTGGTTGCTCTTCCATTACATCTGCCAACATTCTAGCGACAACAGCACCAACAATTAACTCTACTGCTTTCAATAACATGACCTCAGTATCTCCAGCGGAGATTCATGTTCCATCTGGAGCAACAGGATATGCCGCCACTTATGGAACGAATCCAGTGTTGACAGTAGTTTACGATTTATAAAAACATGAGCAAATTATACACAGGACTAACTACCAACGGCGTAACTGAACTCACCCTACAAGAAGAAGGTGTTGGCAATATAGGAACGCAGACTATTGTTTGGGATGATACCCAAGGCACTATTGATCAAGTGATGGGTGCTATTCCTGATAACTGGAAGAATTTAGATGACTCTTTAAAGCAATTACAGATTGGCACAAGTTGTACGAGTATTGGAACTGATGCGTTTAATAATTGCACTGGCTTAACTGGTTCTTTGGTCATTCCAGATAGTGTTACGACTATTGGAAATTATGTGTTTTGGAGTTGTGGCTTTACTGGCACATTAACTATTGGAAATAGTGTAACAAGTATTGCAAATTTTGCGTTTTATGATTGCACTGGCTTTACGTCATTAGTCGTTCCAAATAGTGTTGCGAGTATTGGAGCTTATGCTTTTGGTTTTTGCTCTTCTATTACCGCTCTTTATACCAATACACCAGCTGCATCGTGGGCATTCGCTGCATTAAACGGAACAACCGCACTTGTTAATATCTACACAGGCCCGAATGCAACTGGCTATGATGCTGCTTGGAAAATTACACAAGGCACATCAGCCATAGTATCCACTTGGACAAACTACCCTGATATACCATAATTTTTGTTGACTTTTTTTTATTAGTATATATAATACTAATATATGAAAACAGTTCATTTTACTTCTGGTCTTCCTAGAGCTTGCTCTACTCTTCTACAAAACTTACTAGCCCAAAACCCTGAGGTCCATGCCACCGCCACATCTGGCATTCATGAGATTGGTTACATTGCTAGAGACTTCTTTGAAACAGAGGAATTTAAAACATTTAAAAACCCACTAGACGGCGAAAGACAATATCACAATTTCCTTAGAGGTGGTATTAAAAGCGCATTTGATGGCGATACTGACAGACCAGTTGTTGTAGATAAGTGTAGATCATGGATTGGGCATCTTGATCAATTGTTTCAAGTGTTTCCAGATGCTAAGGTATTAGTGCCAGTGAGAGATGTTCGTGGCATCCTATCTAGCTTTGAGAAGATGAGGATCAAACATCCATCAAGGTTTGTTGGGGTAGAGAAGCAAAACCCCCAAAGCTGGACAACTGTTGAGAAGAGATCACAGGGATGGCTACAAATGCCGCCACTTGGCATTGCCGTTGAGAGACTTCATGATGCAGTAAAGAGACATAAGGATAAACTTCACTTTGTTCATGCAGAAGATCTAACAGCAAACCCAGTAGAAGCAATGAATGCAATCTGGGACTACTTAGAGATGGATAGATTTGAGGTAAATCCGCTCAATGTAGAGCAATACACAGATGAGCATGAGCTTGGTTGGCCTTATGGTGAGCATAAGATCCGCAATGTTGTTAAGCCATTGAAGCCAGATTGGCACGATGTTTTGGGTAGAGAGTTCTCAGATCAGATTAAGCAAAGCTTTGATTGGATTAATGACCTGTAAATGATATAATTATGCAAAATTTAATCAGGTTTGTGTATTAACATATAAGATGTCTTGTGATTTGGAAAAAACTGTAACAGAAATCAAAAGAGGCTCCACTTTTGAACAAGTTATTACCTGTTTGGATGAGTCTGATATAGCTGTAAACCTAAGTGGTTGGGGCGTTAGTAGCGATTTAAAAGAGTCACCAGGTGCCAGCGGACTTTTGTCTTTTGCTGTTGATAGCGGCTCTTTCGCTAGTGGTATTGTAGGCATTTCTGCTACACCAGCCGAAACATTAGTATTACCAGCTGATTATAGCTTGCAATACGATATTAAGTTCGTAGAGCCTAGTGGCGCAGTCTATTATACTGAAACCATGTATCTTAAAACAAGCAGACACATAACAGACTAATGGCTGAACCAATCACAGTAACAATAACCAATTTAAACAGCCCAATTAGAACTGCGAAAGTTACTAATAAGGTAGCTGAAAGCGCTGTAACTTCTGTTGCTGGCAGAGTTGGAGATGTTCTTTTAACTCAAGCTGATGTTGCTGGTCTTGAAAACGTCAACAATACTTCTGATCTCAACAAACCAATAAGCACCGCTACTCAAATAGCTTTAGATGCTATAAATGTTTCTGGTGATTTTGCTCCAGCCATACACACTCATTTGATGAGTGATGTTACTGACCTTGCTGATGGTCCTATTTCGTTCACGAATAAAACACTAACAGACGCAAGTAATGTAATACATGCTGATCAGTTACATTTTAGGATTAAAGCAGACGAAAACTTACTTAAGGGTCAGCCAGTTAAATATGACAGTTTCAACGTAGGGCAAAATGCTATTAATGTTAGCTTGTCTAACCAACTAACAGATGTTACGATAGGTTTGGCTGAAGATGATATATCTCAAGGATCTTTTGGTAATATAATTACAGCTGGTGTTTTAGATCATGCAGACACGCAGGATTTCAACGAAGGAGAGATACTCTATGTTGATGGTCTTGGACAACTTACTGGAGTAGAGCCTACAAGTGGTTACTCCCAACCAATAGCTATATGCTTGAAAAGCCAACAAAATAATGGAGCTTTGCAGGTTTTAGCTTCTTATCCTAAACAACCATCTACAGATGTCAGAAATGATTCTACTGTTTCTGGATTAAACGTGACAGAAGCTTTAGAAGCATTGCAAGCCAGAGTCGTAGCTTTAGAGGCCTTGCTGCCGTAAAATCACCAACTAGCATTCTCACCCCTTGTATCAACATGGATGAATGATCTGTAAATTCCTATGCCCCCTTTAAACTCTCCTCTGGTTCTATATTCTTTCATTATTTTTGAGGCTTTCCAAGGAGAAACATTACTGAAATTTATGTCTACTGCATTGTTTTGCATGT